GGGCCGCCCGGGCGCCCGCCGCGCCGCCGGGGCGGCGCGGGCGGGCCTCGGGCTCCGAAAGCCCAACCGCGTGAACCGCCAAAGCCCAACCGCGTGAACCCGATAACGGAAAATAGACCAGAAAGCACTCCCAACTCTTATAGTATATATTGGGGTTGTATTGTCCCTCTACCTATACGTGTAACCACGTATGTCCCTCTTATATATATATATATATATATCTAATATATATAATTTAAGAGTTATCCGTTATGTATAGACTGGGGCTGGGAGTTTGGGTAACGGCGGAACGGATGCGTCCGTTCCGCCGCCAGCCCACTACTTGTTGCTACTCTGTAGCCACGCCACCAGTTCCGCCTCGTTCATGGCGGAAAAGCTGACGTTTCCAGGCTTGGCCCACAGTTTCCGTTCCACGCCAGACACGGAGGGCACGCCTTGTCCCTTGTTCAGTTTGGGACAACCCAGTTTGGCCAAAAGGCGTCCCATACCGATGAGCCCCGGGATGGGGACACTTCGGATCAGGCCATACCCGCCCACACGGACAGCGGTCTCGACTTTGTTCAGGACATCCAGCGACGAGAACACGTCAGATAGAACCAACGGGCTCGTTGCTGGAAACAGGTTTTCTTCGATCCATGTTTCGAGGTCGGAGCGGCTGATGGCGATCAGGTCTTGCTTATCCGAAGTCATGGGCGCACCCCCGGTCATCTTAAAAGGATCAACACCCGCCCACCGCCGCACCAGCCACTCGAAGATCGCGTGACTGTTGGTCTCGCCCCACGGGCTGGGCAGGTCATACCACAGGGCGAGTTGCTGGTAGCGCGACACGGGCCATCCGGTCGGCGACATGTTGACCACCCATAGCCGCCGGTCGTCGGCGGGAAGGCTCATGGGGCGATCCTCGTTGGAGGTCATCATGAGAACGAACGCGTTCACCACGGAGATCGGGTTACGGTATTTCTCGTTTAACGATATGACGCGCTTGCCTGGGTCGCACAGGGCCTTGAGGCGCTGATACTGATCGTGGTCCGTGGCCGAGCCGCGTGTCGTGCGGCGCACTTCGGGCAGCACCACCAGCCGGTGTTTCACCCAGTCGGTGAACTGGCCGTTGAGGGCTTCCTGGTCCAGTTGACGGTATCGGTCAGACCCCAGCACCCTGATGACGGGTTCCAGCGTGATCTCCTTGCCGATGCCCTGCTGCCCCGTGAACAGCGGGTTGTGCCCTGGTTTGAGGTCTACGGCGGCGCATACCATGGCGAGATAATCGAGGTAGTGTTCGCGGTTCGCGGCGCTCGCTCCAAACAAGATCGACACCAGGGTCAGCCAGTCGCTCGCCTTCACATAGGCATCCAGTTCGGCGTCGGGCACCCCCGCCAAGGGCCTCGGTATCTCCCGCCACGTATTGAGGTAACGCACGCCGTCATGGACGAACAACTGGGGTTTACCGGGCCACCATGTGCGCTTATCCACCACCTGTCTTTGGGTGTGCCCGCGATACCATACGCTCGGCGTGATGGGGTTGCCCCGCTGGTTCCTGGGCAGATAATCTTCCAGGGCGGTGCCCCAGACCGTGTCCAGGGCACGGTCCACCATGGCGGTGCCGTTGGTGAGGTTGATGAACCGGTCCTCGCCCGCGTGGTAGACGATCCGTCCGAAGAACGCTCTCAGCGCGGCGGGTTCGGGAGCCAGCGTGACCAGAGGCACGCTGGCCGGGTCCACCACGGTCAGCTTGCCCGTGGGCGGCTCGAAGTCGTCGAGCGTTATCTTTCCGCCGCTTTGCTCGCGCAGCAGTTCGTCCAGGCGGGCCCTGACATCGGCGGGGCCCTTCTTTTCACAGTGCCCGTGCCAGCACTTGAAGCCGCCGCCACGGAAATAGAACGTGCCGGTGTCACGCGCCGCGCTGGGCGTGTGGTCGTCGCTCCACGGGCATAGGATATCCCACCCATATCCCCCGGCGGCTTCGCGGCCACCGGATCGGATCAGTTTTAGTTTCCAGAGCGCCCGGGCCGTCGGGTCCTCGGTTTTCACGGGCCGGAGTGAACTTACTTCAGTGCCCAGCGAGTCGAAGTCCGAGAGCACGGTGGGCACCGTGCCCGCCGCCCTGGTCCAGGTCACGCCCAGCTTCCTGGCCACGTCCTCGGGATTTAAGACGCCCTTGTTGGTGTCCATCTCCAACAGGCGCGACTTATACGCCTTGGGCGTGCCGTCATCGTTGGGCTTGGTGTTGGTGCCCTCCATGAGACGCACGAACCGCGTGACGCCTTGCATCCCCGGGTCCTTGCCCCCGCAGACCACTTCGATGAACGCCTTTATCAGTCTCGAGGCGCGGTCGAGGTCGTCCACCCAGGGCACCAAACGATAGCCCCAGTGTTCGCTGCCCGGCGAGGTCTCGAGCCGATACATGGGCTCCCCCAGCATGGCCAGCACCTTGGCCGGGTCCACCTTCTGGCCCACGTCGTCCACCACCAGGGCGCAGAGCGTCTTGAAGTTCTTCTTGCGCCGCAGGTCGGGCGGGTCGAACAAACTCACGGCGTAATAGTTGTTGTTCTCGGGAGGATAAAGCCCAACCGCGTCCAGGGCTTTGTAGGTCGTCCAGTTGGCCTGTTCGTAGACCCGGAAGCTGCCCACGGAAGCATCCTCCCACGAGAAGCCGAATATCTCTTCCAGAAAGCGCGTGTTGACCGCGCCGGGAGCGTTTGTTTGTGTTGCCACCTGGATGTTTCCTTGGTTGGGTTTTACGGAGGGGGACCGAGCCTCGGCCTCGGCGCATACCCTGTCAACCGTCAAATCGTTGTCCCAAATATGGTATTGCATGGGCTGACATGAGGCTCTATGTAGAGGGCTGCCAAACGTGGTCGTTGGGTCCACGCGAGGGTGAAGCGCAGGGGTGTGCTTCAAATCAAAGCCCGGTTCCTCCCCCAGGAACCGGGCTTTTTTTGTCGGTCAGGGTTTGGCGAACCAAACCGGCGACGCGTGGATGACGCACTCCTGGGACTTTAGCGCCGTCAGGCAGGACGATACCGTGCCCCGGGCCATACTCAGCCGTTCCGCCAGCACCTTGGCCGTGGCACCGTCCTGGTCGAAGGTTTCCAGTTCACTCAGGATGCGCAGACACGTGTCGCTGTCCGCCTTGTAGGCCACCCGGGGCCCAGGGCACGGGTGCGCCTTGGTATATTTGTTGGGCCCACGCTTGTGGGACTTCCGGGGTTGGGCGGGCGGCGTCTCGCCCTCGCGGGCCGGTATCTTCATGAGGTCGGCGTCGAACTCTTCCAGTTCTTTCAGTTCCTCCAGTGCCTGTTTAATCAGGCCACGGATCACATCCGCGGCGACTTCCAGGTTGCTGATTTCTTCTTCGCAGAAATCGAGTTTCTCGCGTAGCCAGTCAAGCGGCGCAGCCATGGTGAATACTCCAAGGGTTAAGTGACCCCCAGACCATAACAACATGTTGTTGTGGTTGTCAAACCCACATGACGTTGCTAACATAACGCCCATGATAATCGTCGATGTGCCTTATATCTTTGATACCGTTGGTGGTCCCGGCGCGTTGTGGAAGCTGCTCAAGCGCCACAACCCGGGACGGCCCTTGCACTACGCCACCGTCCAGATGTGGAAATCCCGCCGGGCGATCTCGGCGGCGTGGCTCGCCGCCACGCTCCACGCCATGACCCGGGAGGGTTATGATCTCGGCCACCTGCTGACCGATGATGACCCGTTGGGGCCTAAAACCATCCCGTGGCCCGATGATCTCAAGGTCAACCTGGAACCCTGGGCGTGAGGGTGCTGGGCGTGGACCCCGGCCTCACGGGGGCGCTCGCCCTCATCGAGACCAGCCTGGATATCCTGCTCATCCGGGATATGCCCGTCGCCCTGTCGGGCACGGGCACGCGCCGGGAGATCGTGCCCAGCCTTCTGGCCAAACTCATCGTCGATCTGGACCCCGAGGTCGTTTTCGTGGAGCGTGTCAACGCCCTGCCCAAACAGGGCGTGTCCAGCGTGTTCACGTTTGGTCAGGGCTACGGCATGATACGAGGCGTGCTGGGCGCGCTCCAGATACCCACGCATCTGGTCGCCCCCGGCGCATGGAAGCGGGCCGTGGGCCTGGGGGCCGACAAAACCGCCGCGCGGGCCCGTGTCATGGCGCTGTTCCCGCGCGACGCCAGTTTCTTTCAGCGCGTCAAGGACCACGACCGGGCCGAGGCGGCGCTGCTCGCATGGTATGGCATACATAAAATGATGTCCGACGCCTAACAGAGTGTTGTTATGGGGTTGACACCCCCAGGCCCAACCGCGCATACACACGTCCACGCTCAACCGCTTCACCCCAAGGCTAACCCATCGTATGGTCCAAGCCCCCGCTTCCCTCGCTCTCTCGCTGCGCGACTACCAGACCCAGGGGGTCGAGTTCGTGCTGAAGGCGTTCGAGCGCGGCGAAACGGGCGTGCTGCTGGCGGATGATCCCGGGCTGGGTAAGACACTCGAGACGCTGGCGGTCATCAGCGCGCTGGACGCGCGGCGGGTCCTGGTCATCGCCCCCGCCATCGGGCGGGTGTCCTGGCGCATCGAAGTGCGCAAGCACTGGCCCACCCTCTTCAAATCCACCTGGGTGCCCGTCTTCTCGGATCGCCCCGGGCGGCACGTCGAGATACTGGACGAAGTCCTGTTGGTCCTCTCGTATGACGTGTTCAGCCAACCCGCCGCCCTCAAGGTCTGGGGGCCCTGGCTCGCCCTGCGGCGCTGGGACCTGCTGGTGCTGGACGAGTGCCAGTATCTTAAAAACCAGTCCAACCGCACCCGGGCCATCTACGGGGGACGGCACCGCACCGGGATGACCCAGGGGCTTTTGGGCCATGTGGACCGAACCCTGCTACTCTCCGGGACGCCCTGCCCGAACCACGCGGCGGAACTCTGGCCGCACTACAACGCCTTCTGGAAGCCTTACGTCACCCACGAGGGCAAGCCCCTGAGCGAACCCGACTTCCAGGAACGCTACACCCGCTACAAAGACGGGCCCTATGGCCGTCAAATCCAGGGCAGCGTGAACCAGGACCGGCTGCGCGACGCCCTCAAGGAGGTCATCATCAGACGGCGGCGTCAGGATGTCCTCAAAGACCTGCCGCCGTTGCAAATCCAGGACCTGCCCTTGTCGGTGCCCTTGCCGCCCATCCCCCAGGGTTTCGAGACCGACGTGCGCAAATACATGGCCCTGCCCATCGACGACGTGATCCCGGCGATGACGCGTGACAGCGTGGGCATCGGCACCCTGCGGCGCGTCCTGGGCGAGAGCAAGGTCCAGGCGGCGTCGGAGTGGCTGCGTGACCGGCTCAACCAGGGCGTCAACAAGATCATCGTTTTCGCGTGGCACCTGTCGGTCATCGAGGGTTTGGCCGAGTGGCTGATGGACTTCAACCCCGTGACCATCACCGGCTCCACGTCGCCCGACGCGCGGATGGCGAAGGTGGATACGTTTCAGAACAACCCCAAAGCGCGCGTCTTCATCGGCCAGACCAAGGCGGCTGGATCGGCCATCACCCTGACCGCCGCCAGCGAAGTGGTCATGCTGGAACCCAGTTGGGTGCCGGGCGAGAACGAACAGGCCATCGCCCGGGCATGGCGTCTTGGGCAGAGCGCCCCCGTGATCGCCACGTTCCTCTACATACCCGGCTCGCTGGACCACCGCGTGATGACCGCCTTCCGGCGCAAGGCCGTCGAGTTGCTGACCCTCTACGCCGCCGATCCACCCAAGCATGAGGACGGACCATGAAAACCTGGGCTCTTGTGTGTCTCGCCTTGTCGGGGTGCGTCAGTCACCAGGACCTGGACCTGAAGCTGTTCCAACAGGAACAACTCCGGTTGCAGCGCGATATGTTGGAAGATGACCGGCTGCGGCTCTGGCTGGACCACACGGGAGGGCGGCGGCGATGACCGACTTCGATGTCACCTGCGAGACCCAGGGCCATCTCTGGGGTCAGACCAGGTGCGTGATGTGCGGTGAACCCCGGAAGGATGCCATGCCCAACCCCCACACCGACGAGATCGAGCAACTCCACGACCGTATCGAGCGGCTGGAGGAAGCCCTGTGGCGTGTCTCGGAGTGGGAGAACGCCTACCCGCTCACGGTTTTTCCCGAACCGGACGCCGACTACTGGGACATGGCCCGGGTCGCGCTGGAGGATCGCGGCCTGACCCTGGACCGGGTCGCCGCCTCTAATATGAGGCACGTTGTCACCCAGATCGCGCGTATCGCGCGGACTGCCCTCAAAAAGGACGAGCCGTGACCGGCGCGCTCCTGAAGCATCCACCGGGCACCCGGATCGTCCCCGTGACGTTTCGGATGCCTCCGTCTCTCGCGCGGCGTGTCGAAGCGTGCGCGGAAGCCGAGGGCGTCTCGGTCAACCGGTGGATCGTCACCCGGCTCGCGCATGGTGCGCGGGCCGACATCGAGAAAGAGACCACATGAAAATCACGTTTGAAGTCGAACCGACCACGGCGGCGGACCGCAAGGCCGTCGTCGACCTGATCGCCCAGTTGGCGAAGTCCACCACGGCGTTCACCACCGACGCCAAACAGGGCCCCACGCCCATGCCGAGTGCGGGACCGGCCCTGCAAAACCCCACGCCCTACGTCCCCGACGAGGCCCCGGCTCCGGCTCCGGCCATGACCAACGGCGACATCGAGATCGAAGCCGAGGCCCCGGCCCCCGAGAAGCCGAAGCGCATCCGTGACCGGACCGCCGAACGCGCCGCCGCCAAAGCCAAGGCCGAAGCCGAGGCCGAAGCCAAAGCCAAAGCCGCTGACGGCGACGATGACGACGACGACGAAGACCCTCTGAGCCCCGCCATCCCCGCGCCGCCGCCGGTTCCCGTGCCCGCGCCGCCGCAGCCAGCCGCCAAGGCAGCGGCGGCGGCGGGGAACCCTCGCACGCCGCAGCAGTCGCTGGACGACGCCCTGGTCGTGCTGCGCTGCATCTACGACGCCCCCGGCGGCGCGGCGCACGTCAAGGACCTCCAGAAGGCGCACAAGGTCGCCAAGTTCACCGACCTGCCCCCCGAGGCGGCGGCGGGCCTGTTCACCAGTGCTTACACCCTGGCGAAGAAGCTGGGCGTGGCGCTGCCGTCGGCGATTACCGCGTGAACCCCGGCGTTCTCCCCGACGATCTTCCGGCGCACTCGGATTTGGGTGCGTCGGGGATGCACCGTTGGGCCCACTGCCCTGGGTCCTTCGCCCTGGGCAAGGTCCACCGGCATCGCAGCGCCAGCGTCCATGCCGCCCGGGGCACCGTGGCGCATGATCTGATCGAAGAGGCTCTGGCGAGCCCGGACCCCTTCGACGAGGTTCTCGACCGCGCCGAAGGCAACACCGTCACGATGGACGGCCATGACATCCTGGTGGACACCGAAATGCTGGTGGGCGTCGGGATGATGGTGACGTATGTCCAGGAGATCGTCGAGGCCGGGGCGGATGACGCCACTATCTGGGTGGAGCAAACCGTGTGTCTTGACGGGTGGTTCCCGTCCACGAAACCGCCGCCCGTGGTTATGTTTGGCCGGTGCGACGTGGCGCTTTGGACCAAGGATCGCCTGGAGATCGTGGACTACAAGAACGGCTCCGGCGTCACCGTGAACGTGGCCGACAACCCGCAGCTTCTCTATTACGCGGCGGGGATGCTGGCGCACCCGTTCGCTGAACACGTCAAACACGTCAGGCTCACGGTCGTGCAGCCCAACGTGCGTTCCCAGGAAAAGATACGTCACTGGGACGTGACCGCGCTGGACGTGCGGATGTGGGTGGACGACGTGCTGATCCCGGCGGTCGACCGCTGCACCCAACCCGATCCGCCTTACGTGCTGGGCGACTGGTGCGGGTTCTGCCCGGTCTCCCACGCGTGCCCGAAGATGCTCGAGGCCGCGCAACAGGCGGCGGCGGCGCAGTTCGACGATAAAACCAACGGGGCTGAACTCTCGAAGCTTCTGAACCTCGCCGAGACCGTGGCGACCTGGGCCGAGACCGTCAAGGTTCACGCCCTGGCCAGAGCCCAGGACGGGATGGATATCCCCGGCTGGGGCGTGGTGCCCACGCGCCCGCGCCGGGTCTGGGATGACCCGAAGAAAGTCGAGACGCTGCTGGCCTCGGCGGGGATCAACGACTTCATGAAGGTGGAACTCAAATCCCCCGCCCAGATCGAGAAACTCATGAAGCGCGAACCGGGCTACTGGGCCTGGGTCGAGCCCCACATCGAAAGCCGATCGGGGGGCGTCAAACTCGCCCGCCGCGAGGCTCCCTCCTTCGACGCGCTCCCGGGCGACGCGCCGACCGACCACGATAGCCCGTTCTGACCGCTCAACCGTGAAAGCATCCAAACCATGAGTGTCACCACCCCCATCGGGTTACTGAGTTACCCGCACCTGTTCGTCGCCCGCGCCGCCGCGCCGAACGCCGAAGCGCGCTTCTCGTGCGCCCTCCTGTTCGACAAGACCGCGCAACAGGACCCGGCTTTCCTGGAACTGCGCCGCGCCATCGGTGTCGCCATCGACGACACGTTTGGTCAGGGCAAGTCCCGTGACAAGGAGTTCGTCGCTTCCATCCGCTCGCCCTTCCGCCGCACCGAGACCAAGAAAACCCGGGGCTACTCCGATATGGCCGGGGGGATTTTCATCCAGCCCTGGAGCAAGGACCGCCCCGGCGTGGTGGACGCCCGGCTTCAGTTGGTCACCGTGCCCGGCGATGTCTGGGCGGGGCAGATGGCCCGCTGCACGGTCAGGGCCTTCGCCTACGATGTCTCGGGCAACAAGGGCGTGAGTTTCAACCTCAACAACGTCCAGATTTGCCGGACGGACGGCCCCCGCCTGGATGATCGCAAGAAGGCCGAGGAAGAGTTCGACGTGTATGGCGATCCGGTGCTGGTTGGCGCGGGCGCGGGCGTCGACGACGACGAGCCGCCGTTTTGAGCGGCGAAGAGCCCCAGGTTCCCCCGTCCGGCAGGACGGGGGAGCAACTCTCCCAGGACCTGCATGACCTTGGGCGAGCCATCGACAACCTCCTGGTGGCGCACCATGGGCTGCGTGCTTCGCTCTCGGACCCGCACCCGCCGTTCGACGTGGACTTCGCCACGGCGGTCAACTTCTACGGTGACCGTCAGGCGTTGCTTCACCTGTGGAACGTCTGCCGTCTCACGGAGCGGTTGCGGGTGATCTGGACCGGAAAGGGAACCTGACCATGCCCCTGGACATCGTCTTCGACGAGAACAACCCGCCCCCTGATCCCATGGTGGTCATGCAGGGCGAGTTACTGGCCCGGTCCGACGTGGCGTTGCTGGGCATGGCCCTGGTGTATTTCCATGGGAGGCTTCTCGACGGGACGGTGGACCTCAAGGGCATCCCGCCGAAACTGCGGGGACGCGTGGTGACCGACACGCGCCGCCTCGCCATGCTCCTGGGCATCACGGAGTGAAATCCCGTGTCGTGATCGACCTGGAGACGTGTTCGCTGGGCGAACTGCCCCTGATGGGGGCACACGCCTACGCCTATCACCCGTCCACCCAGGTCACCGTGCTTTGCTACGCGATCAACGACGAGCCGGTCCATACGTGGACCGGCGGTCCTTGCCCCGCTGATCTTTGTTATGCCATCGGCATGGGGGCCACGGTGGTGGCGCATAACTATCTCTTTGAACTCAACGTCTGGGCGGCGAAGCTGGTGCCCCTGGGGTTCCCGCCCATCGGGGACGACCAGTGGTCCTGCACCATGGCGCGGTCCCTGGCGATGGGTCTGCCTGGAGCCCTGGAGAAGATCGGGCCCTTGCTCAACCTCTCCGTCACCAAGGACAAGACCGCCCATGGGCTGATGATACGCTTCTCCAAACCCCGGGATATCACGCCCGAGGGATACCCCGTTTGGTGGCACGAGACGGACCCGGGGCGCTTCAAGGATTTGTGCGTTTACTGCGCCCGCGACGTGGGAGCCGAACGGGAACTCGACCGGACGGTGCCCGAACTGGACCCGCGCGAGGCCGAGATTTTCTCCATCGACCGCGAGATCAACCAACGCGGCATCCCCGTGAACACGACCCTGGCGATAACCATGCGTGGACTGGCCGAGGACGCCAAGGCCAAGGTCAACGCCGAACTGGTGCGCCTCACCAACGGTCAGATACGCACCACCCAGCAGGTGACCAAACTCGTCGCCTGGATCGAGGGTCAGGGGGTCACCGTGCCCACGGTGGAGCGCGACGGCGAGGACCGGCCCACACTGGACCGCGAACACGTCGAGGCCATGCTGGCGTCCCAGACACTACCGCTTCACGTGGAGCGCGCCCTGCGTTGCCGCCGGGATGTCTCGCGTTCCTCCACGGCGAAACTGGATACGCTGCTTGGCTCGGCGGACCGCGATCACAGGCTGCGCGGGACCACCCAGTATTATGGCGCGAACCGCACCGGACGCTGGGCCGGGCGCAGGTTTCAGCCCCAGAACCTGCCCCGGGGCACGATCAAAGCCATCCCCGAGGCGGTCAACCTCATCGAACACGGTGCCCAGGTCGAGGACCTGGACCTGCTCTTCGAGGACTCAGCCATGGGGGTTCTGGCGAGCAGCTTGCGCTCCGTGATCGAGGCGGCCCCGGGCAAACTCCTGGTGAGTTGCGACCTCTCCCAGATCGAGGCCCGGGTGCTGCTTTGGGTGGCGGGCCAGACCGACATGCTCAACGTGTTCCGCCACGCCGATCAGACCCGGGACCCCCTGGACGACATCTATAACTACACCGCCCGCAAGATCGGCTCGACCAACCGCCAGTTGGGCAAGGTGCTGGTGCTGGCGTGCGGTTTTGGGATGGGCCCGACGCGGTTCCAGAAGACGGCCCTGAGTTACGGCGTCGTCCTCGACGAACTCGAGGCCAGGAACTCCGTCGACGCGTGGCGCAAACTCAACAGCCGTGTCGTCAACTTTTGGTGGGAGGCCCACCGGGCGGCGCTGCGCGTGGTGTCGAGCCCCCCGGGCCACGGGGAGTCGTTTGGTCCGATCACGTTCAACCGTGGGCACCGCACCCTCCGGGTCCACCTGCCCAGCCAGAGGGCGCTGGTCTACTGGAACCCCCAGGTGACCTATCACTCGGAGCATGGCCACCCGGAGTTAACCTACAGCGGCACCGAACCGGACGAGAAATACCGGCTCAGATCGTGGCCGGGGAAACTCACCGAGAACATCGTCCAGGCCATCGCCCGGGATGTCATGGCCGAGAGCATGATCGCCGCCCATGCCAAGGGCGTGCCCATCATCACCACCGTGCACGACGAACTGGTCGCCGAGATCGAGGAAGCCAGGGCCCCCGCCCTCAAAGACTGGTTATCGTGGGCGATGAACCGCTCGGTGCCGTGGGCCCCCGGGCTGCCGGTCGCCGCCGTCGCCAGCGTGGGGAAGCGTTACCGCAAGGACTAGTGATGCTTCTTCGGCGGCGTGTTGTACTGAGACGCGTCATACAGGAGCGCGCCGAACATGGCGGCGGCTCCCACCCCCGCGCCGATGGCTTTGACCGGACCCGGCGTGAACCGCAGCAAAGGCACCAGGGCATCGTCGGCGAACCCGGCGACGGCTGACGCGGTGGCGCTTCCGCCGCCCTCTTCCTCGGTGTCTTTCTTGGCCGTGGGACCCGCTTTTCCGCGCGAGGGCAGAGTCCGTTCATGGGCGGCGCGCCCGGCGGCTGACCGGGGCCCGGCGGGCTTGTTCGTCGAGCCCCGCTCCCCGGCGATGGTGTTGACCATGCCGCGTGTGGTGGTCCCCGACGCCCCGAGAACCGAGAGCCCCATGAGGGCGGTGGCGACGGGTCCGCCCATGGGGACCCGCTCGGCGATCCACGCGACGCTGGAGAGCATCGCCGGTTTGTAGATCAACTGGGTCAGGGCATAGAGCGCGTTGTAAGCCTCGGTGTTGGTCGAGTTTTCCTTGCCGCTCATGTAGGACCCGGCCCACTTCGCGATGTCTATGAGATGACGGATGTCCGCCGCGAGGAAAGCGCCCTGCGTCAGGTTCGACAGATCGGCGTGGTAGCGCAGCCCGGTGAGCGCCTGGATGATGAGATCGGGCGGACCGCCCAGGCCCGACTGCGACATGGCGGACCCGGCCAGCCACTCGAACAGCGTGCCGTCATCAGCGTGTTTCGCGAAGGTGTCGGCGCTGAAGATGGCGTTTCGCACCATGGTCACCAGGAACGTGCCCGCCACCAGGACGCCCGCCCCCAGGACGGCGGCACCCAGTTGCCGGGCGAAGGCCGTGGTGCCTTCGTAACGGGCCCGGGCGTTGGATGCTCCCCCCGGGAGGGCGCGGGTCCGCTCGGCCTGACGCTCGTAGGCGACCGCCGTGTGGTGGAACGACGGCATGATGTGGTGACGGAAGGCGGTGTAAATAAACGAGGTCAGCGCGAACATCATGTTGAACATGGGGGTCTGCAACGAACCCATGGCCTTGTCGGCGGGACCCGGGTCCACGTTCACCCGGTCCATCAGGCGGCGCAGCGCCTGGGCGAAGAGTTTACCCGTGGGCGTGTCGAGTTCAGACCGGAACGGTAAGCGATCTCCGATATCGTCGGACCACTGTTTGAGTTCCAGCATCCGGTCGTTGGGCACGCCCCACTCACGCAACATGCGTTGCGCGTCGTCCTTCATGTTCTTCTGGCGGTTGGTGGTCTCGGGGCCCATGGCGTGAGTAAGCAAAACCCGTATGAAGTCCGTGCCGGACCCCGCGAGCGCCGCCCGCATGGCGCGGATGGTCCGTCCCAGGCCCAGTTCCAGGAAGGCGTTGACGACTTTGCCCAGTGTCGGCGTGCCCGCGTAATCGGCGAAACGCCCCGCCGACGCCATGCCCTGAAGGTGGCTGGTCACGCCGCCGATATGGCGCACCAGCATGGCTCGCTCGGCGGCGTCGGCGGTATGCCAGACCTGCCCGAACGTCTTCCCCAGAGAGGACGCCATGAAGCGGAACCGCTGCCCCGCCGTTCCCGCCGGGAGCATCATGGACCCGAACGTCTCGCCGATGGCGGATATACTGGCCCCGCTCAGGGTCATGAACGAACCCAGGGCGGACACCCAGTTGGCGACGTTGGTCGCCGCCACGTTCTTGTCCCGCATCGCCCGGCCCGTGACCAGTTCGACGATGCGGGCCACCTGATCGACATCTTCCGAAGCCATCCCGGCCAGGGTCATGCGCTGGGTCAGGCCCTCCAGGATGTCGCCCTTCTCGCCGAACATCTTGGTATAGGCGACCTTGCGGCCCACGCCGTTGAAGTAGTTGGCCAGCCCCACCCGTGGGTTCTGGATCAGCCAGTTACGCAGATACTGGTCCGCTTCACCGGGCAGGGTGCGCTTGCGCAGGAACTCGGAGCGCGGCCCGAACGTCTCGAACTTCACCGGGTCCACCGCCGCGATGGCGTTGTAGCGGCTCTGCGCCTCGTATTTGGCGATGTGGTCCCGGGCGGCGTCCTTGTGGGCGGCGTAGAGTTTGCGCCCTTCGTCGAGCAGGTCGAGACGCTCCTGACCCAGTTTCACCGGGTCGTGCAGGTTTGGTATGGGGCTCTTGCCCGCGCCCCCGGCGGCGAGTTCCGCGTCGATGGCCGCGATCCGTTTCTGGACGGCCACGATCCGCTTCATGGCATCTTGCACGGCCTGGGGCGCGCTGCCCTTGAGCGCGGTTTCGCTGTCGCTCCACCACTCGGCCAGACGCGCCACCTGGGCGTCGGCGTCGGGCTCTTTGGCGAGGTCCTTGTCGATGATGACCTTGTTGAGTTTGGTCATGTCGCCCACGAAGCCCGCTTCGTTGGCGAGTATCCGGTTATCATCGAACACGCGCGGCGCGTAGCCCGCGTCGCGCGGGTAGCCCACGTCAAGGCCGCCCTCGGTGCGCATGTATTCGTGGGCCTTGTCCATCAGGACACGCACCTTGCCGGTCGCATCCATGATGGCGTTCGATATGGGCACCGTGCCCCCTGACCCGTCGGGGTTGACCGGGTAGCGGCTCTCACCCGTCGTCAGGGCGTGCCAGAAGTGCTTGTTCTCCGTGGGGCTCAGCCGGAGACGCCCGGCCCTGTTGGTCAGGCCCGAGTCTTTCAGGATGTCCTCGAACTCGGAGGTCGTGGGCCGCACGTAGGTGCGCACCATTTCCTCGAACGTGATGGGCTGCCACCTTCCCTCGTGCGAGACGCCGATCCGGTCCAGGACCTCGGTGACATAGGGCCGTGCCGCCGGGGGAGCCTGCCTGCGGAGCCGTTCCAGGTTGCCCAGGGCCGAACCGAAGATACGGGAGACGTTATCCACGCCCCGGGTGAGCGAGCCCTTGGGGACGGGGCGGTTCCCCTTGCTGTCATACATCAGGGGCGGCGGCGAGCCGTCCTCGGGCGTGAAGAGCCAGTCGTGGTCCGCGCTCCAGAGTTCGCTCGGGCGCAGCGCCCGTATGTCGGCCTTGAGCCGCGCCATGAAGCCGGGGCCCACATCGGGGGGCCGGTCATGCCACATGGGCAAGGTCGTGCCCTCGGACGCCCGCATCGCCGGGGTGTGACCGGCGGTCAGGATGCCCGCCCGCTGCATCTCCACGACCAGCTTGTCGAACCCGGCGAAGATCAGCGCCCGGTCGGTGGCGTTGGGGTATGCCTGCCTGAGATAGGCGATGGTCTGGCTTCGGTAACCCGCGTCCGCTTTGACCACGCCCGCCGTATCCATGCCCTGGGCGGTCATGACGTAACCCGTGTATGCCTCGCCCGCCCGGGCCATGAGTTCGTATATCTGCGCGTAATACGAACCCCCCTTGGGCATGGCCAGGGCCTGCGCCTTGAAGGGGGAGGGCGGTATCTTGAGTTTGGTGGTCTGCGCCCGGTCGATCATCGCCAACTGGGTCTGGGCGACGATGGCCGAGGGCGTGGGGTTGCCCGCCTTGTCCGTCTTCATGGCGGTGTTGGAGAGCATCATGCGCTTCAGCATGAGCGCGCCCTGGTCGTGCGAGAGCAGGTTCAGCAACTCGGCGAACGCCTTCTGGACCGGGTCCGCCGCCGTGTCGATCTGACCCTCTTTCCCGGCCATGCTAAATAACGCGGTTTTATTCGGGTTCTTGTTAAGTAAATCGCTCAGGTAATGGTCGATGGCGTGCCAGTGTTCGTGGGCATAACTATTAGAGCCGCCAGAAATACCGATCTCGTTGTTGGCGAAAGCATACTGCCCCATCCAGTGTTCGCCGTTGAAGCCCCTTGGCACCAAATGCAACTGTAGTCTGCCCAACAAGGATATGACCTGGTTTGACCAACCAAGCGCAGCCGCCATGTTTTGCATGTTGTGGTGCATGTTGAGCAACTGGTCGCGGGTGATGCGGGGCTCGACGTTCGGCTCGACGATGACGTTCTTGAAACCATATTTGGTTTTCAGGGCCTGCGATAAGAGAGCGATCTGCTGGGTGATGGGCCGGTTGGCGGCGTTGGCGGCGTCCTCGCCCGTGCCCGCCAGGGCATCGTGAAAGGCATCCCGGTAGTGTGTCACCGCCCTGGTATGGGAGAAGTCCTCCATGGTGAGCGGCGCGCCGATGGTGGGCACGCGGGGCACGGGCTGGAGTTTGTGCCGCCTGACCCGGGGAGCGGGCCTGTGGGGCTGGAGCCCGGCGGCCACGCGGGCGGCGGCTTTGCGCACCGACGGCGTGGGCCCGAAGGTCTTGGACTCGACGCTCTCGCCCGCGTCCGACACCGCGCCCTTCTGGATCGTGACCTCTCGGTTGGGCGGGTATTTCAGGGCGGTCTTGCGGCCCTCCACCCGGACCATGGTGGCTTTCTCGCCGCCCGTGACGGCGATGACCTTCAGGTGTTCGCCGCCGGGGGTGATGATGGTGTCGCCCGGCTTCAGGCTCTTCGCCGTCGTCGTCTCGGTCGTGGGCGTGGGGCCCTTGGACTCTGGGGGCGCGGCCTCTCGAGGCCGGATGTTCATGGGCTCGGTCGCGTCCACCAGAAGCGGGTGTTCCCGCCCGGCGATGTGGACCTCGATCTGGCCGCTCTTCGTGGTGACGATCTTCTGGACGACGAGGTCCTTGCCCAGGACAGACCAGACCTTGTCGCCGGGCTGAAGGTCCCGGGCGCTGATCCGCGTGGTTTCCGCCGGGACGGGGGTGGTTTTCCCGGTGTCGGGTTCGGGGGCTTTGACCTTGGGCTCGGGCGCGGGGGTCTTGGTCTCGGGCTCGGCGGGCTTGTCGAGGCCCCGCGCGTAGGACCGGGCCAGGGTCTGGTCGTGTTTGTAGGGCATCCCCACCCCGACGACCTCGCCCTTGGCGTTGTGGGCGAAGACCCGGTCGTCTTTCTTGGTCCCGGCGGACACCAGGGTGCCGCCCTTGCCCGCCGCCGAGGACAGCGCGTCGAAGACGGGTTTTTGCAAGACGACGTGTTCGCCGGATTTCAGGGTGCCGATGACGATGCGCCCGCCGCCCGGGGAGACCGTGCGTTCCCAGGTGACCGGCTCGTAAGTGACATCTTTCTTGGGCGCGACCACGCGCTCGAGGGCGTCCGGCGGGACCTCCCGGCGGGTCACGGTGGACTTCTTCGACGCGGCTTCCGCCGCCTTCACCATGACCGGGTCCCGGGTCATGACGTTGCCGCTGCCCGCCCATGCGTTGCCCTTGGTGTCCGTGGATACCACCGCCGTGATGGTGGGCGTGGCGGTGACGATGTCCTTGGTGAAGACCCGGGCCACGCCCTTGGGGTCGGCGACCGGGGTCTCGCCCTCGGTATGGATACGCTGGGTGACGGCGGCTTCGTGCGCCTTCGCGGCGGCTTCATGGCCCGCCATCAGTTCCTGACGGGACTTCCCGCCCAGGATGAAGGTGGGCCGGGTGGGTGGCCCCTCGGCGTTGTCGTAGGCGGCACCGGTCTCGGCCACGCGCGCCTTGAGTTTCTCGATCTTCTCCTGGGGTTCGTTCTTGCGGATCGCGTTGTCCAACGCCTTGCGGGCGTTGGCCAGATCGGTGCGTAGCTGGCTGTGTTCGGCCTCGCTCACGGGCCGTTTCGCTGGTGGTTCTGGTGTCGCTGGTGCCGCCGCCGTTGGTTCAGCCGGGACCGGCGTTTGCGCCCCCTCCGGTTCGGCTGGTGTGGTCGGTGTCGGTGTCGGTGTGGGCGTTAGCGGCTCGACACCGGGGGCGGGTAGGTCGCCCCCGGCGGGGGATACGACGGCTGGCTCAGTTGTTGGGGCTGCCACGGGCTCCGGGACCGGTGCCACGGGAACAACTCCAGTTGTTCCGGTTCCGGGAACGTCTGTTGGAACCGGCTCTGTCGTGACGGGTTGTGTAGCGTTAGGTGGGCGTGTTGTGGATAACTGTCCATCTGGCTCTTGTCCTGTTGTTGGGATGGGCTCGGGCGACGGCACTACGACGGGTGCCGCTGGCGGCGGCACTGGGGGCGGTTCGGTGATGGGCTCGACGGGCACGGGCGACACCGGGGCGGGCGGCGCTTCCGTGCCCGTCGGCGTGGGCTCGACCGGTGCTGATCCAGTCGGGTCCGCGCCTCTGCGCCACGGGGCAGGGACACTGGCCGGTGACGTTTGAACGGGTGGTATGGGCGGGGGTTCTTGCCCCGGGGTGAACAGTTGTCCGAAGGGACCTTCCACGGCGGGGGGCCCGGCGTTCGCGTCGTAACCGCTGCGCCGCCAGGGTGGCTCGACGCTCGCTGGAGCTGGACCCACGGGAGGAACGGGCGGTGGCTGGGCAGGTCCGCCCAGGGCACCAGGACCTTGCTCCGTGGGCGGTGTGCCCAGGTCGAGGTTGGGCCGTGTGTCGGGCCGGAACCGGTCGATGATCCTGGGAATAGCGTGATGCGCCCCGGCCAATATGGCTCCCCCGGCGGCGTTCTGGAGATACCCTTCCAGCATCTCTTCGCCCGTCGGCATGGGCTGGCCGGTGACCATGGGCGTGGCGATCTGTCCCGCCGCGCCGACAGCGGGGCCCGTGACGGCGGTCTTGAGTAAGATATCCCCGACGATATTCTTGACGTAGCGCAGGCTAAACAAGGGCGCGGTGGCCCCGGTGAGGATGCCGCTGGTCGCCGCCACCTTGTAGGCTTCGTCCGTGGACTGTTCGTGGTTCAGGCCACGGCGTCTGGCGTCCTGATAAGCCGGGATCAGTTCCTGGGTGAACGCCATGACCCCGCCGCCCGTGACACCGCCCAGGGCACCCCCGATGACGCCGCCCCACGGGCCCGCCGGGGCTCCGAGTTCAGCGCCGCCCGCCGCGCCCAGTGCCATGCCCGCGAGCGTGGGGCTGGTTTTGGCCAGTCCATAGGCGATCTTCCCGCCGAACGTGCGGTCCACCGGGGGCGGGATCGGCTGGTTGGGATCGAACGCGTCGCCTCGAGCGAGTTGCCAGCTTTCGTTACGGACATCCCGCATGGCGTCCAACGCCGACTGCGCCGCGCCCACGCGCGGGTCGGGCGGCGGGACCGGCATGGCCCCAGGGCCTTCGGTTTGCTCGGGGACCCCAGGCAAACCGGCGAAAGCGCCGGGGGCGGTATCGGTGAAGATGTCCGATATGGATCGGGTCGGGACCGGTGGCACCGGGACCGGGGCCGGGGCTTGCTGGGTTTGCTGGGGGAACGGCGTGAGCGAGCCCATGGGCAGGTCGCTGTCGTCGGGGACGGGCACGGCGACCGGGGCCGGGGCTTGCTGGGTTTGCTGGGGGAACGGCGTGAGCGAGCCCATGGGCAGGTCACTGTCGTCGTCCCGCCGTTGCAACGCCGCGTTCGCCATCAGCCGGTCCCCATCTTGCTCCGCACGTAGTCCAGCATGGACACGGGCGGTCCGGGGGGCGCGGCCTCCGGCATGTTAAGCTGAACGTCGGGGTCGGCCTGTTGGAAGTAGCGTTGAAGCCCGCCGGGGCCGTGCATCTGGAGGTTGGTCGGTCCAGGCGTGAAGCGCCAGATACCGTCCTGGCCCTCCCACTGGCCCCCCGTGTGCCCGTCCGCGCCGTGATACATGCTCTGCGAACTAAAGCTGGGATGGTTGGGCTTCTTGAAAGTATCCGGCCAGTGGTTGTTGTCCGCCCGGCCCGCGCCGCCAAGAAACGCCCCGCGCATGTCATAGTTATAAGCGTCGTTCGACATGTCCCGGCCCGCCGCCTGGGACTGATCGCGCAGCCACGCCTGATATAGTGCTTCGTTCTGGGGGTCCAGTTGGGTGTTATACTGGTCCGTGAAGTCCAGCGGGTCCGCCATCAGATCATGCTTTTCTGGGCTGCCGACGCGATGATGTCGCCCAGGCTGGGGGTCTGGGTCAGCAGGCGCGGGTCCATCAGCCGGGGTTGCGCCGGGGGCGGCGGCGGGCCCACCATCTGGGGCGGGCCGAACTGTTCAGGCGGCTCGACGGGGCCCATGGCCACGCTATCGCCGCCCGTGATCTTCTGGATGTAGTTCCGGGTTTCGGCGGGCATGTTCTCCATGCCCTTCCGCTGGACGTTGCCGGGGCCCCAGTTATAGGCGGCGAGCGCCTTGTTGTAGTCGCCCTGGTAGCTGTTCAGGTGTGACCGCATGAGTTGCCCGGCGGCGGGGATCGCCTGATTTGGGTCCATCGGGTCGATGCCCATGCCCCGGGCGGTGGCGGGCATGAACTGGGCGATGCCCGCCGCGCCCGACGGGTTGCGCGCGTTGGGGTTCAGCCCGCTCTCGGCGATCAGTTGCCGTTTGAAGCGCCCTGGGTCCAGGTTGTATTTCGCCGCCGTCCGCCGGATCAGTTCGTCGTATGGGTGTTCGCTCATGGAGGGGGCACCTGCATGGGTTGCAGCGGCGGTATGATGTAGCCGCTCGACACGATGCCCTTGGAGCCATCAGGCAAGAACACGGGACTGCCTTCCGGCGCGCCGGGGGGTGCCACGCCTATGGCGTTCGGCGGACGGACTCCTCGCGGCGCGGTCGGGGCGGTGGTTTTCTGGGGGGCCACGGTATCCACCAGGGGTTTCGGCGGCGCGGTTGGCGCGGGCGGGGCGGCGGCGGGGCCTGTTGGCATGGTCCTTGGGCCCTGGGGCAACCCCGCCGGGCTCCCCGGACGGACACCGCCGCCGGGCAGGATGATCTGCCCGTTGGTATCCCGGGGCACCCGGGAGAAGTCGCCCTTGATCCTGAAACGAGGCTCGGTGTCGCCCGTGATCGCCGGGTCGCCCAGCGTCGGGGCGAACCATTTCACGTTGTTCCGCGCTTCGTTGGCGTCGTGCGGGATGATCCCGTCCGCCCGCATCATGTCCCAGGCGACGATGGGAGCCATGGCCGGGTTGGTCTTGTAAGCCCGGTCCTCCAGCCACGCGGTGAGCGCGGCGTGGTAGGTCGCGATATCCGGGTCGGCCTCGGCGGGGAGTTTGGACGCGCCCGCCTTACCGAGAGTTCCGCTCTGCGGGGCATACATGTTGGAGAAGTAGGCGTCGCTGCCTTCCTTGATCTTCGCCGCCTGTTCGGGGGTGATATTTTGTTTCGGCACCAGGGTCATCTGCGCGGTCTGCGCTCCCTCGATGACTCTCCGGGCCCCCTCCGCGTCGCCGCTCGCGATCATGTCGGTGACCTGCTGCATGACCCGGGCGGCATGTTGGTCGGTGCCCGCCGCCGCGACGGTCCCGCCCACGCCGCCGTAAGTGGACACCCCCGGGAAGTTGACCGGTCCCTTGGGGCCCATGCTCTGGACGGTTTGCATCTCTTCCCGCGTGACTTCCCGGTGATCCGGGTTCGCGCGAAGCCACGCCCGGCTGCGGGACGCGGGCGTGCCGCCCGCGTTGGGCACGACCAGGATAAGATCGCCTTCGCTCTTGACCATCCCCCCGGGGGCCGTGCCCTGCGTGCCGTGCACCACCGCGCCCACGCCGTTGTTCGCGTTGGGATCGAACACGTCGGCCAGGGTTCCGCGCTGGCGATGTGTCTCCGGGTCGAACACGGGCTTGCCCACCGCCTGATCGTTGGTGCTGTAAACGCCGGGGGCGTTCGGCCCGTTCGGTGCTATCTTCGTGAGCCCTTCGGCCTGGATGATGCGCGCGGAGTCCTGCGGGCTGTAAAGTTCCGGATGGGCCTTGACCTCGCTGACGGGGACCTGACGGGTGACAGCCGGTTTGCCCGTTCCAGGTCCGGTGCCCGCCAGGGTGACACTCGTGAGCGTGGCGTCGTTCTGCCGGATGGCGGCGTCGGCGGTCACGCCGGGCAGCGCCAGGGTGGTGCGGTTGCGCATACCCTCCGTGGTGATGCTCGTCGTGGACTGAAGCGGCTGGCTGTCGCCCGCCCCGGACAGCATCCGCTCGCCCGTGGCCTTGTCGATGATCCCGGCGTTGATCTGCCCGTTGAGCCAGCCCCGGGCCAAACCGCCGATGACGGTCGGGTCCATCCCGGCGGCGGCGGCGACCGACATGAGATAGGGCAGGTTTATGTTGGGATCGGCGGGACGGCCGTTTGACTGGGCGGGCGGCGCGTATTTCACCCCACCGCCGGGCTGTTGCAGCGCCCTCGGGTTGACCTGGGCGATGGGCTGATGCGGATCGACCTGAGGCGCGGGTTGAGGCATGGGTTGAGGCGCGGGCACGGCACCCTGGGCGGGCACGGGCGCTTGCATCCGAGGCTGCGCGGGTGGAGGGACCACGGTGTTCGCCAGAGAGGGCGGCGGGGCTCCCGCCTGACCCGGGACAAGGCTTTGCTGTTGGGGGAACTCTCGCCCGGGGATACCGGGGAGAGGCGGCGCTTGCGGCGCGGGGAGGTTAGTCCCGCCGCCCTGACTTCCACGCATGAGTTCGGTGATGAACCGGCCCATCTGCATGTGGTCCTGGATTTGGCGTCCCTGGTTGATCGCCAGACCCGTCTGCGCGCCATACAACCCAGCCTGCGCCTGCTTCGCCGGATCGCCCCACAGGTTCCCGGCGAACTGGTTCAGTCCGCTGTCCATCTGCTGGTTGCCCGTGTTGAACGGGCCCTGGAAGGTCGCCATGGCGGGGTCCTACGCTTTCATGTTCGCTTCGTTGGGCCGGGTCAGCGTGCCCGATCTGACGTTCGGCCCATACATGCCGCCCCCGTAGAGACCGATACCGCCCAGCCCCGAGAACAGCCCGCCCATCTGCTTTTCCCACTCGGCGTTGGAAGTGGTTTGTCTGGCGACGTTGGCGGCGTTCACGGATGAGTTGCTCTGACCCAGGTTGGCCAGGGTGGTGTCGTTGGAGTAGCCAAGCGCCGCCACGTCCCGGAGACTGTTGGCGCGCTGGTCGATGGCCCCGATTTCCTGGGCTCCCTCTTCTCCGGCCTGTCTGAACCGCAACTGCGAGGGCACCAGACGCTGGGCCGCGCCGCCGTAGAGAAGCTTGGCCGCGCTCTCGATGGGCATGATGCCCCCCTGGGCTTCGCCCAGGGCCTGACCGGTCGCCACCAAAGGCTGGCCGTAGGACCCGACACGGGCGAGGTCCTTGCCATACTGGCGGATATTCGCCGCCGCGAGCCCCATGCGCCGGGCGGTGGCATCGCGCACCGCCGGGTCGCTGGAGGAACTTCCGGTGTCGGTCACCGTGGCGGACGCGTCCCCCGTGCCGCCGGAGCCACCCCCGGCGGGGTTGGTCATATACGGGTCGACCGCCGAACCCTTGAGGTTGGCGGCGAGAAGGTTTTCGGCGTTGGTCTGGTAGTCGGACCGGGACTTATCAAACGCGGTCCCCGATGTGGCGGTCAGCAGGTCCTGGGCAACGGCGTCGCCCCGGCCCCGCAACTGGTCCGCCGTGGTATTCTCCTGGGCCAGGGTCTTGTCGCCCTGACGCAGCGCGGCTTCCTGGTTCTCCCGCATGATCTGCCGGGCGGTCTCGCGGTCGCCTTGCTGCCGGGTCGCGATGGCCATCTGGGCCTGATTTTGCCGGTTGCTCGCGTCGAGGCGTTCGCTGAAGCCCTGGATTTGCGCCTGCTGCGTGGCCCGGTTCTGGGTGGCGATGGCGTCCGCCGCCTGCCGCTGGGCGTTGGCCTGCTGGCTCGCGCCCAGGATCGTGGACCCCGCGCCCAGCAAGGCCGAACCGCCCGCCACCCAGGGCGCGGCGGCGGCGACCGTCGCCGCCGTCGGGACCACCGCCGCCGCCGCCGACGCGATGGCCGCTCCCGTACTCGCCAGGGTAACCGTGCCGGTGACTGGATCGCACATGTGTTTGGCCTATTTCACGTTGGAGACGGTCGCACTGGGTGACGTGCCGCCCGACGGACTGGTGCCGCCCGTCGCGTTCGTGACGCCCTTGTTGAACAGGTAGCTGTTGTAGGACGCGTCGTTGCCCTGGATGTAGCTGCCCACACCCCCAAGGATGCCCGAGAAGATGTTCGCCAGAGGCTGCACCGTGGGCACGCCGCCCAGGGAAGCGACGGTGTCGCCCGCCGAGGAAGTTATCCCCGATATCCCCGTCTTCGTCGTGTTCAAAGCCGATCCCACGGCCTCATCGGTGGACCCGGCGATGGGCGGCGCGAGGCTCTCGGCGGCCTGGACCCCGCCGATAAGCCGGTTCTTGGTGTCGACCACCCGGCCCTTGAAGGTGTCGGTGGCGTCCTGCGAGTTCTGGGTCTGTTCCGCCACGGCGCGGCCTTTTTTCTCTTCGAGAAGCCCGCTTTGCTCCACGCCCGCCGAAGACGCGCCGAGACCCTGCCGGGCCAGCCCAAACTTCAGGTTCTTATCGGCGATCCCCGCCTGATAGTTGATATCGTCGGTGGCCTTGGTGAGATAGTCGGTGGCGTATTGTTTGAAGAACTCGGGACTGAACTTGCCGAACGCGGTGTTGATGTCCGACGTGCCCTTGGCCAACAACTCGGCGCGGCCCTTGTCATAAGTGTCCTGACGCGCGGTCTGGGCGTCCGCCTTGGCCTGTAGTTTTTCGCGTAGGTCCTTGGCGTCGGCGATCTCTTTCTGGTTGGACTCGTAGGCCCGGTCGGCGATTTGCTGGTTCTGGGCGGAAGTCTTGTCCGCGAGTTCCCTGCTGGCCGTGCTTTGCCACTGAGCGACCGTCGTGGACCCTTTGTTGATATACTCCTGGGGGATGCCCGCCTCGACATACACCGGATTTCCATCCGCCTTCATGACCCAGATCATCCGGGGTCCGCCGCCCCCGCCACCGCCACCACCAAACAGTTTAAGACACACGTCCCGGCCCTCCATATCTGGCTTTGGCCCGTTCCATCAGGCCCGGTCTGGTTCGCAGCACGTCGTCGCGCAGCCACGTCATGAGAACGTAGTCCTCACGGTTCCGGCCATACTGGTGCAGCGTGGTCTCGAACTTACCGCCCAGGACCTTGATCCACGCGATGGTGTCGTGGTGTTCGGCCAGCACGTAACTCTCGGCCCGGTGCATCCCGGCCTCGATCATGCCGGGGATCAGTTCGCGGTAGCTGTCGCGGGTGAGGACACGGGCCACGATGGGCCACGCCGAGGTCCCGAACGCGCCCACGGTCATGACGCCCGGGCGCTGAAACCCGTAGCCCACCACCGCCACCGGTTCGCCGTAGTAATGATAAACCCGCCAGTATGGGTTGGCCTTGATGGCCTCCATGAACTCTTCGCACAGGTGGTTGATGTCATCGTTCCAGCGCAGCCCCATGATCTCCTGGTGGTCCCGGGGCCGCAGGTTGTGCAGGATGTAGTTCATCGCCGCCCAGGTTGGCGGTTCGTGCGTGACGGCGGGCACTTCCCGCATGACGTTCACTTGGTCGATCCTTCGTCGATGCGCAGGTGCACGCCCGCCAGAAGCGCCGGGCCGGGGGCCTCGTGGACCAGTTCCAGGCCCACGTGGGTGCCATACCCGGCGAAGGGGATGGTCTGAAGGCCGAAGGTATTATCCTGAACCGTCGCCACGTCCTCGAACGCGTCGGTGTTGTTGGGTAACATGCCCATGCGCAGCTTCCACTGGCCCTGGCACATGACATCCACGCTCTGGATGCGCTTGCGCTGGGTGGGGTTTTCGATGTCGTGGTGCGGCGTGCGGACCGTGACCCTGGAACTGTCGAAGGTGATGCCGTCGTTGCCGCCGTAGAGCCAGACGTTGTTGTTCGCGTCCCGGCAGTAAATCTGGTTCAGCACCGTGGCGAACTCTTCCACCACGAAGCCCGGGAGGAACCGGCTCCAGGCGGTGATCTTGCCCGCCGGGAAGAAACTCAGGACGAAGATTTTATCGCCCACCGAAAGCCAGTAGCGCCCGGCGATGGGCTGGACGACGGCCTGGGCGTTGATGCAGTCGTTCAGGTTGGTGCGGATCAGCGTGGTCAGGATCGGGTCGATGGCGGACCCCACGTCGGAAACCGCCGCCGTGATGGTCACGGTCTGCGACCGCAGGCTGCGCACCCCGCTGTCGGAGAAGAACAGGATATCCCCGGTGCCGAACTGCGCCACGCTATGCTCGGCCATGGTGCCCACGCGGATGACCTGTCGCAGGGCGTCCTTGGTCGGGTCCGGGTCCAGCACCCACAACTGGGTCATCAGCCGGGCGAAGATCGCGACCTGATCGTAAAACACTTCCATGGCGACAAGGTTTTCGCCGTCGGGATCATGGATGGCGAGGTTGATGAACCCCGCGCCGGGGTTGGTGGCGTTCGCCGGGTCGTTTTGCGACGGCGCGTTGACGCCCGAGAAACGAAGGTAACGCCCGTCGGTGCGATACATCTTGGTTTTATAAGTGCGCGCGTAAGTGCCCCGGCTCTGCCCGCCGCCTACCTCCAGGACGATCACGTTGTTCCACCAAATAAAACTCTGCCCAACAGTGTCCCGGCCCGTGACGTAGAACCCGTTATCGAAAGCCTCCACGTCATACACGACCACCGCGCCCGTGGCCCCCGCCGGATAAGGCAGGTTATGCCAGACGACGGGCACGATGAGACTGCCCACGCTCCCGGCGGTGAGGCCCACACCGAAGATGTGCAGCGTGTTGCCCTGACCGAATATGTAGGACGCCTCGGCGGGCAGGGTGGTCATGAACACGAACGCCTGCCGCTTGGCGACCTCGCCGCCCTGGGTGATGAGCGCGTTGTCGAGGATGCGCAGCGAGCCGCCCGGCGCGGTCAGCGCCGACTTGCGGACATCCAGGCCCTCCTTGAAGTCATGGACACTGAAGACTTTCGCCACGCCTCACACCCCACAGATGTGGCGCAGCCACCAGTCAAACGCTCCCCAGGTGATCTTGCCCTCGCGCCAGAGAGCTTCGATCCGCTGGTTATGCGCGCGTTGTTCGACGCTGGTCGCCATCAGCCAGAGCCGTAACCCGGCGGGATGTAGTCGAGGCCCGCCACCCCGGTGTCGAACTCGCCCATGGGTGCCCGCGCATCGCCGCCGCCGCCGCCCATGACGAAGGGTTCGCGCTTATGGGAAAACTGGCGGACCCGGTGCCGCCGCAGGATTTCGTTGGCCTTCTGAAGTTTGAGCCCGGCGTCCTTGGCGTCGTCTCGAGCCAGCAGTTCGGCGGCGCAAAACATGACGATCAGGTGGTCGGGCAAGGTCGCCTGATCGCTGTCCTGGATCATCGGCTTGACCTCCAGGGTGCCGCGCATCCTGAGTTTGCCCTGGTGGTCCGTGGTGGTCGCGTCGGGCACCGGCCAGACCTCGAACATGCCCGAGTCGGCGTTGTGCATCCAGCGTCTGGGGGGCCACGACTGGTCCCCCGCCGCGCTGTCATACAGACGCATCTCCCGGGGGCCGATCCCGTAGGTGACGTTGGAAATCCACATGTTGGAGTTGGAGATCAGCCAGAGTTTCGAGATGTCCTCGAAACCCAGCCCCGGCGGGTATGTGTAATACCGCTGGCCCTGAACCATCGTGGTGTCGCGGTCCACGATAAGCTGCGGCCAGTCGTAGTCCCGGTAAAGATCAAGCTGGGTGCGGTTGAGATAGTAGAGCAACGTGTCACGGTCGTTGATGCCATGCGCCACGTTGGTCGAGTGACCGATCTCCGCGCGGAGATCGGTCAGCATGTCCCGGAGTTGCTTACCCATCGGCGGTTGCCTTGTCGCGTTGCCGCGTGCGCATGTTCCGCTCGGTCTGTTCCTTCAGCGTGGCCTGCGCCACGTCGGGCAGATGGTCGGCGGTCCTGGGCGCGGACGTGCCCCGGCCATGGTGGTTATCCCGGGAGCGAGACGCCGCCGGGTCCAGGTGAGCCGTCGCGCTGGGCAGGTTGACCTGGGTCAGGACATCGGCCAGCCCCAGGGGGTCGCTGCCCTCCATGATCTCGTCGTCGTCGGCACCATGCCCGGCCAGGGCGTCGAGGGTCACATCGTCCGGCGGGAGAGGTTCATCCCGGTAGTTCGACACCACGCGCGGCGCGTTCGGGTCCGCCATGGTGAACTGGTCCAGGGGTTTGATGATCGGGTCGGGGCTGTCGGCCCTGGTTGGCCCGGGAACGTGGATGGGCAGGCGGCACAAGGGCAGGGTGGGATCGGAAAGGGGCAGTCTGGGCTGCGCGCCCGTGAACACTTCGCCGAAATATTTGGGCCCATAAATCTGGGTCAGCCGCTGGCGGACCTCGGCCTGGGTGGTGTCCCAGTGCCCCACGACGTGCACGTCGGTAATCGCTTCTTCGCCGTGCAGGAACTGAAGCAGGATCAGTTCCGGGAACACGATGGGGTTGCCCCGGTGACGGACGATGACCTGATCGTTGTCACCCGCGAGCGCGACAGAGCATCTCAGCAGTTGGAAAAGCATGGGTAGCCCCTTTGGTTGGAAGACGGTCCCCCACCGGAGGACCGTCCACCGTTGGGGTCAGGCGATATCGTAGACGCCAGAACTGTTAAGTTGCTGGGCGCACATCTGACCAGTATGCGTCAGCGATTTATACATGACGAAGGTGTTGTAGGGCCGCGCCGGGGTGAACCGGTGGTCCCACTCGCCGTCCATCTTCATTAAGTAAATATGCCTCGGGTCCCACCAGTACATGCGCTTGTTTTTGCCCATGTCGTCCAGCGTGGGGTCGTACTCGATGATGGTCCCGCCCGGGAGTTTCAGTTGCCCCATCGCGGTATCCTGCGTCGAGGTGAACCCGGTCATCGTGTAGTTACCGTTGGCGCGGAACTCGATCTCCAGGGCCGCGATGAAGTCGGACCCGGCGAGTGCCTTGGTGGGTTTGCCGCCGTAACGGATCAACTGCCGCCACTCTTGCTGCAAGAACTCGATCAGCGCGCCGCCGTTGGCGACGTTGGATGTGATCGCGCCCCTGCCCCCGGCGGCACCGAACGCCGCCGTCGCCGCCCGGTTCCGCCACCATGTGTTGGTCCGCGCGAGACCCCCCGTCGTGCCCGTCGCCGGGCTGTCCAGGATGATGCTCTGCATCCCCGCGAGCGCCTTCGGATCGGCGACACCGTCGCCCCACAAAAGGGTGTTCATGTTACGGGCATACTGTTCGCCAAAGTCCTCCAGCTTGTCCTGAAGCAGGTTGACCAGGACGGTGACCTCGCGGTCGCTGTGGTTGGACATATCCGAACCGTTACCGGCGTCGTCGGTGATGCTGATCCCGTCGATCTTCAGTTCGGTATGCGTCAGTGTGAGCCCGATATGATGCTCGCGCCACGGGTAGTTGACCCGCTTGATGTTGGCCGGGGTATAGAACGAGACCGTATCGTTGTGCGTATACCCGACGATATGATCGTTGACCCCGCCCGCGCCGTAATCACCCTTGACCGCGAGGGAGATGTTGCCCTTGCCGCCGGGGAAACTCTTGGCGCTCGACTCGGCCCACTTGAGCATGGGTTTCGCCTGGATCGCCTGTTTGAAGGTGTCTCCCTTGTTGTAGTAAAAGTCTAACGCCGCGTTGGCGATGTTCGCCAGTTCGCCTGCTGTGAAAGCCATCCTTGGTTGTGATCCTGAACGATCACGACGCGCGCCTCATGTTTTGCACGGCCAGAAGCACGGCTTCTTTCATGGTCGTGGGCTCGGGGGCGGCACCGTGAGATGAGCCGTTCAGACCCGACGGAGCCATGCGCGTCGGCCTCGGCGGGGGTCGTATCCGCGTCAGCGTGTTCGTGGCCTCGATATACGCGTCGTTGACCAGCGTCAGGGCTTCCTGGGGGTTCCGTGGAGCCCCCCGTTCCTGGAGCAAAGCCTGCGAGACGCGCCGGATCGTATCGGCTTTCAGGGCATAGTCCGGGTCTCGTCCACGAACACCGTTTTCCCAGTTCTCGACCGCCGTGCGGACCTCGGCCAGGGCGCGGCCCTGGTCCTCCTGGGTGCGCGTGGTGTGAACCTCTTGCAGCCTCGACTCGGCCTGCGCCGCTCGAAACCGCGTTTGGGTCAGATCACGCGCCGTCTCTTCCGTTATCAGCCCGTCGTCCACCTGTTGTTGCAGGTCCGGCGAGAAACGGCGTCCGACGGCTTCTTCGGCGGCCTGCACATAGGGCATGACACCGTTGAGGAACGCCTGATAATCGCCGCGCCGTAACGCCGCGCCCACGCCCAAGAGCATGTTCACGTCGTCGGGTGCCAACTGGTGCTGGCGCAGGTAGCCCTGAAGCTGCGCGTGCTGCTCGAGATCGGGCCGCAACGCTTCCAGGGATCGCCGCGCGTCATCGCGCTGACTGAGAAGTTGCTCGAACCGTCGCTTGGTCTCCGGTCTTAGTTTCCTAAGATCGGCTTCCGTGGGGTCGGGCAGTTCGGTGTTCGTTTCCGTGGGCCCGGGCGTTTGCCCGGCGGTCCCAGCCGTATCCGTGTCTTGTCCCTGTGTCGCGGCCTGTCCCTCGTCGGGTATGGCGGGCGTTTCCTGGACGTTGACCACCGCGCGGACCGCCTGAAGCAGGCCCTCGCGTTCGGATAGTGGGGTGGCGGTTGACGGTTCCGCTGGCGCGTCGGTGCCTGACGAGGGCGAAGTGTCTGTCTGGGAGGGCGTGTTTTCAGTGACGGGGGACGGGTCCGCCGGGGGTGCGTCCTGGGTCGCGGGTCCGCTGTCGAAGTCGAACTCGGCCACTATGGTTGGTATCCTGGGCTGAAAACGTCCCCGTTATGGCCCTGGACCTGGGCCCTTGTCCAGGGCATACAGCCCAGGTCTGCACGCCCATGAGAGGAAAAACACATGCACGACGAGGACAAGATCGAGGCTGAAATCCAGGCCAAGGGCCTGAACGCTCCCCGCCTCAACCCCAAACACATCGACGATACCATCGTGGGCGAAGACTATTATGTCTTCCCCGGAACGACGATGACGGTCTGCGCGCTCAAACTGCGCAACGGCTATCTGGTCACGGGCGAAAGCGCCGCCGCCAGCCCCACGAACTTCGACGAGGCGATAGGCCGCAAGGTCGCGCGAGAGAACGCCCGGCAGAAAATCTGGGCCCTGGAGGGCTACCTGCTGCGCGAACGTCTGGCGGTGCTACCAGGTGGTCTGGCGACTAGCGGATAAACCGGAAGGGCGGGGCCCCGCCCACCAGCATCGACAACAGGATGATGATAAAGATCACGCCGATCACGGCGATGGCGATGCTCGCGAACGGCGCGGGAAGCGGGATTTGCCGGATAACCCAGAAGATAAGCCCGAAGATCAGGCAAAGCACGAGTAGGTAGATCAGAAGGTCGATCATGGCGTGGGAAGTCCTCCACCAGGACGCATCCTGGGCATGGCACCGCCGGTCCCGGGGCGGTTACCGTTGCGGCCAAATACCTGCATGGGCGGCACCCGTGGGCCCATGGCCCCGCCGGTCCCGGGGCCCGAGACGCTGTTGGTCAGGCCCTGGGCGCTCTGCGCGTTCGGGTCCTCGGCTGGGTCCGCCGGGCGCGGGGGCCCTTTACCCGCGCCATCGGAGGGTTCGCCCTCTTCGCCGGGGGGTCCGGCGGGCGCGGGCGGCTGCGACATGATCTGGTTGAGCGCCTCGATACTGGGCGCGCCCTCGGCGAAAGCGTTGGTCAGGTCCATGTCGTCGCCCATGCGCTTGATGAGTTCGCGGGCCATCCACTCGGGGGAGATGCCGGGGATACGCTGCAAGATGGGCAGCAACTGGACCATGTTCTGGACCTCCTGCTGCTTGTTGGGCAGGCCCTCGGCCCCGGCGTCCACTTCCAGGTAGACGTTCTTGGCGATGGTCTCGCGGTCCAGTTCGGGCCAGATCGCCCCGGGCCCCACGACCTCCAGGACAACCTGCTGAGAGACGTTCTTGAGTAATATCTCCCCCGCCGCCCGGGCCATGTCCGAGAGCATGTCGTTCATGTCGTCGGTGACGCTGGACGTGTCGGTGTGCTGGCTGAACTGGGCTACGCTGACCTCGGTCGCCGTGGCCCCGGAGGTTGTCCCTTGATCCGCCTGATCGCTGCCCAGCACCCGCAACATGTCCTCAAACGCTGGCGCGGTGTCGTAGAGCGCCGGGTCTATGGGCGGGTTTTTGATGACCTGAAGCACGTCTTCGATCTTCTGCCCTGGAGCCAGGGCGTTCAGTTCAAGGATCGCGTTGGCCGGGTGGGTTTTAAGTTTGTCCTTGTCGACTTCTTCAAGGATACCCGCCGCCACCGCCGTCTTGGGCCGGTTCGCCCGGCGATGTTCGCGAAGTCCCTGCCGGGCACGGTTAAGTTCCAGTTGCATGTCCCGCAGCAGGTCGATGTCCGACGACGGAAACACGACACCCTCGTCGTATCCTTCGTTGAGGACGAAGGCGAACCATGGATAGAAACGACTGATCTCCACGTCCGGGACGGCGGGCTCTTGCAGGAAGTCGGCGTAACCGTCGCAGACCACGTAAACCAGCCCATCCTTGCGGTGGTATATCTCCCAGACGCAGGCGTCTCCCGTTTTGGTATCCGGCTCACGACCGCCCGCCTCGTAGTGCCGGGGCGGCGCGGTCTCCGCTGACACGTTGCCGTCGGCGTCATAGGACGCGTAGCCCTTGCCCACGTCCACGCCGTAGACTTCCTGGATTTCATCCGGGGTCAGGATGTATTCCTGGGCCACCCAGTCGGTGCCCAAAAACCCCTTGAGCGTGCGGCACTTCTTGTCCGGGATGATCGCCGTGCTGTCCGGGTAGTCGAAGGACAGACCCTCCCGCACGATCAGCTTGGGTTCCTGGGTCAGGGCCTGGATGGCCAGCCTCAGTTCCTCGGCGTCGGCGCTGTCGTGTTCGATCTCGCCGTCCGCGAGGTCCTGGGACAGCCGCTCGATGTTGGCCAGCCGCTCGGACATGTCGGCGATCCGCGCCTCGATGGCGGGCGACATCTTCATCGCCCTTTGGAACCCCAGCTTCACGTAGCCCACCGCCGTGATGATGGACCGCCGGGTGGTCATCTTCATCATGGATTTGAACGAGTGTATTTGCTCGTCGATGTTGTAGTCGTAGAAAAGCTCGAGGGTTTTGCCCACGCGCTCCATGAGGTTGTCATACTGTTTGACCGTGGCGGCGTCCGTCAGGATGCCCTGCGCCTCGGGGGGCGGCGGCATACCCATCTGGACCGCCTGCTGCGAGATGACCATCGCCTGCTGAAGGGCCTGTTCGGTGCCGTCCCAGGTCTTCGCCAGTATCTTGGGCCGCGTCCTGGCCTTGACCGTGGGGTTGTTCGGATAGAGTTCCGCCGTCCGCTGAAGGACATGCCGCAGGGCGACGTTGGCGACGTAACGCTCGTCCCGGTCGGCTGAGTTGCGGCGGTGGCGGCGGCGGCGGCGGGTCTCGGTTTCCCACTGATCGCCGTTGACGAAGTTCATGTTCGCCCGCATCCGGTCGAAGCTTGGCTTCCAGTGGGTGCGGGCCGCGCGCACGCGCTGCCGCCAGCGTTCCACCAGTTTGCGACGGCCCTCGTCCGGTTCGGGCGGGTCACGGTTGATGAGTTTGCCCGTGCCGCCGTCGTCCATGATGGGCGGCGTCGTCATATCCTCGGTGCCCTGATAGAGCCTGGGCCCGGGCATCGTGGGCGGCAGGCCCATCATCGCGGCGGGGTCCATGGCCGACGGCGGGCCCATGGGCATACCGCCCGGCGGCGTGGACGGTGCTCCCACCCCACCGCCGGGGGCGGGCGGCCCCATGGTAGGAACACCCATGGGTCCACCACCTGGAGGAATACCCGTTCCCGACATGGCCTAAAACCCTCCCGCGCCAAAAGTCTGGCGCACCGACCGCTCGGCCATCTCGCGTTCCATCTTCATCCAGCCGAACGTGCCCTCTTCGTTGACCCGGGCACTGGGTCTCACGGGCCCCGCGCCCACCTGGAGGGCAAGCCCGAGGCCGATATAAGCCAGCGAGTCCACGAAATCGTCGTGGCTGTCATAGGGGAACTTCAACATCTGATCGCGCGCCATGGGCCACCACGGGGCCCGCTCCGGGAAGCGCACCTTGCCCATGGACATGCGGCCCTGGATCGACTGGGCGCGGGTCTGCTTGTCGGCGACGGGCTGCATCTCGATGATCGAGCAGTATGTCTTGGTCTCCAGCATACGCTTGCGCAGAAAGGGCCCGATGGCCTTGGAGATGTGCGACTTTTCCGCCCACCAAAAGACCGGCTTGTGCGCCCGCATGAGGCGGATCATGGCTTCGACGGCCTGCTCGGCGGACATCTGCCGCCAGACCAGATCGGGCAAAATCCAGATCGTGCTGTCCTCGTCGACGCCCGCCATCATCAGGCAGGTCTTGTCACTCGTCTGCTTGAGCGCGACGGCGTGATCGGAGGCGGCGTAGACACGCAGATTTGGAGGGAGTTCCTTGGGTTGATAGGTGTTGAGCCAGCGCGAACTGAAGAAAGCCCCGCCAGCGGGACTGGGGCGACCCTGATAGAGGGCGCTGAACCCACGGGTGTCTCTGCGTTGTAAGCCAAGAAGAAAGTCCCGTCCGAACCTCCCAGGCCATAGGGCTTCTCCTTCTTTGCGCCCCATGACATCGCCGTCCTGACTGTCGGCCAAAGCGGGCATGTCGATGATGCGCCACTCCTTGGCCTCGTCCTGGTCGTAATAGGTGTTCGTCGGATCGGTCAGACGGCCCACCAGATCGTCCTGGTGCCAGCGCGTCTGGATCAGCATGATCCTGCCGTTTTCGTCCATGAGCCGTGAGGCGATGACCTGCGTGAACCACGTCCAGAGCGTGTCCCGGATCGTGGGTGAGTCAGCCTCGTGCCGGTCCTTGAGCGGATCGTCGATGATGAGGCAGTGACCGCCGCGCCCGGTGGTCGTGCCGCCCCGGCCCACGAAGGCCATGATGCCGCCCTGAACGGTTTCCATGCGGTCCGAGGCGACGCTGTTCACCTTGAGGATGGCGTCGGGGAAAACCTGCGCGTAGGCCGGGGATAACATGATCTCGCGCACCGCCCGGCCCACGTCCTGGCTGAACTTTTCGTTGTAGGTGCCGAAGATAAGACTGTCCCAGGGCCGTCTGCCCATATACCACGCGGGGAACATCTTCGACGCCAACTGAGTTTTACCGTGACGTGGCGGAAGCGAAATAATAAGCCGCTTGATGGTGCCCTTCTCGAGTTCCTCGAGCCCCGCGCACATGACTTTGTGAAAACGCTGGGCGTCGTAGCGCGAGTAATCAGGGTCATCCCGGTTGTCGGGCGTGGGCATCATGAGACGGGTAAACGCCAGCATGTTGTCCTTGGCGTCGATCACGGCGATCAGGCGCTTCAGGACCAGTTCGTAGCGTTTTTCGTCCGGTGTCACGCCTTCGCCGCCCTCATGGGGGGCGCGGGGCGCGCTTCGGCGGGCACCGGGCCCTCGGCCTCGGCGGCGGCTTGTTTCCCGGCGATCTTCGCCGCCGCCTTCTTTTTCCCGGCCATCTGGCCCCGGACGTAAGCCTGCATGTTCTTGTTCTCAACGCTGGGGGGCATCGCCATGGGCCGGGCCTATGTCAGGGTGAAGTTGGGGGTTGTGGTCGCCCCGATACCAACCCCGGCGGCGAACGCGTAGGGCGTCACCGTCGCGGTCGTGGTCGCCGTCGTGGTTCCGCCCGGGAAAGTAACGGTCCACGCCCCCGTGGTCGCGTTCACGAGGCCGCTTTGCTGCGCCACGAACAGCGCGTCTTTGTTGAGGTTGACCTTGACCTCGATGGGTTTCGGCACGCTGGGGTCCGCCACGACCGTGCCGGTCACGACCAACGGGCTCGCCGCCGCCTGACTGGCGGGCGTGTTGACCGTGACGGTGGCGGCGTTGCCCGTCGCGAGCCAAAGCCGCCACGCCGTCTTCAGATACCTGAAGACGGACATGGGGTGCGGTGCCGCCGCGAGGGTCATGTCCACGCCCCCACGGTGACTTCGTTGGACGCCGGGGCCTCGGTCTCGCCGAACGCGTTGGTCGCGGTGACCGTGCACGAGAACGCCCCGCCCACGTCCGCCTCGACGAGGTTGTAGATGTAGCTGTCGGTGCCGACCTCGAGGCCCCCGCTGATCCACTGGTAGGCGTAGCCCGTGGGCTCACCCTCCCAGTTGCCCATGGTGCAGGTCAGCAAAGCGCCGTCCTGGGCGGCGTAAGGCACGTCCCGGTTGACCGGCGGGGTCTCGGCGACCTCGACCTCGGGACCGGCCAGCGGGATCAGTTCACCGGGCAGGATCACGGTCTCGGTGGGATCGCGCGGATCGGGCGGTTTGACGAAGGCGTCCTGATAGCCGCTGGCGTCGGTCAGGACCCCGGGCTGGGCCTGGGTCCCGGCGGCGTCGGGTAAGGGATCGCGCGGATCGGGCGGCGCGTGGAACGCGTCGAGATACGCCACCGCCAGCGGGTCCATGTTGGGGTCCTCGGGCACGGGCGGCGGGGCGTCCGAGTAGCCCGTCGGGGTCTTGTATGGCGGGTTGATGATCGGGTCTTCGTCGGTCCCAGACATGTTATTTATCCTTCATGATTTGGCGTTCGATCAGGCCGCGCAGGTGCGCGATGTCGCGTTCCGCCGTGTCCAGCCGGATACCCAGGACGTGGATCGTGTGGGAGTTCCGCCACGCGAGCGCGACCAGGGCCCCAAGCAGGACCGGAGCCAGTGCCAGTGCGACAGGTGGCCACGCGGCGTCCATCTATCCCGCGAGTTGATCCGGGTTCGGGACCGGACGCGGGCCCTGGACTGTCCTGGGCCCGTCAACGGCCTGGGCCTGTTCGTTGCACTGGCGCTGAAGTTCATGGATCAGCGGGGCGACGACCTCGTAAGGCACGGCGGCTTTGCCCAGCACCGCCATCACGTTGTTCCAGGTCTGCGCGTCGAGTGTCACGGACATCTTATCTGTAGGCTGCAACAAGGGTTTTCTCCTTAGTGTTTGGTTTCGAGGGCGGCGACGCGGGCGTGCAGTTCCTTGATCGCGTTGAGCAACACGCAGGGCAGCGCCGAGGTATCCAGTATGAGCAGGTCCTTGACCCGCCGGGTCTCGATCCAGCCCTCCCGCTCCGTCACCATGGCGGGCAGCACGCCCTGGACCTCCTGGGCGACGAAGCCGACATAGTGTTTCTCGGTGTCGGTGTGGGTTGTTTCACCGGGTAAATAAAAGCTGTCGTTGCCGTTGTAACTATACACCACGGGACGCAGCCGCAGGGCCTCGGCCAGACCCTTGGTGTAGTCGCCGTGCACGGTCTTGATACGCGCGTCCGACGTGTCGCCCCAGGCCCCGCCGCCCGGTTTGTATGCCTGACCGTTGATGGTTATCGTGCCGCTGGTGTCCACCGCGAAGACGCGGTTGGTGGTCCAGTAACCCTCCACGATGGTGTTGGGCCGTCCACCGCCGTTGACGATCCAGTTGGCCCCGGTCTCGAACTGGTAGCCGCCGCAGAGGGTGATGTAGTATCCGTTGGCGTTGGCCGCGAAGCTGTTGTCTCCGGGCAGGGCGCGGACCGTCCCTTCCGAGGTAAACTGCCCGCGCGCGTAAGTCGTGCCATCCGGGCCGACGATGAAGATCGGGGTGTTCCCCTCGAAGATCGCCCAGTTGCCGTTGCCGCCGCGCTCGAAACGATAGGCCGGGTTGTTGGCGACGATGAACTGGCCGTTGTCGGCGTAGACCGCGCCCGTGGACCGGACCACCCCTCCGATGACGGTGCCGCCCGCGCTTACGTTGCGGATGACGTTGATATCGCCCGCCCCGGTTATGTTCATCAGTTCGAGGTTGTCGGAGCCCCGTATCCAGGACATGGTGCCGTTGGCGCGGGTGTACTGCCATCGCCACGCGAGCGCGTCCTGGACGAACTGGGTGTATCCCCCGTCGGCGGTCTGGAGGATATAAGCCCCTCGGGTCAGGGCGAACGCGCTACCCGCCACGATGTTTACCCCGGCTCCCAGACTTTGCGCGACGTTCACGTCGCCGGTCGCGCGGTTGATCGAAAACGCCTGCCCCAGGTAGTCACCCGCGTCACCGAAACGATGCAGGCTGAAGTTAGACCCGTTGTTGCCGCCGGTTTCCGGGTTGCCGTCGCTTACCTGCACCTGCCAGCGCACCGCGCCGTTGGTGTGGGCCTGGATGAGTTTGACCTGACTGGTCCCGGCGTTGAGGCTTAAAAGAGCGTTCTGCCCCGCGCTCCCGTTGATGGTCGCTATGTTGCCCACGTTCAGACCCACCGAAGCGGTGATCGTCCCGTTTACGTCCAGGGTGCCCCCCACGCGCCAGCCCGTGTAAGGCGCTTCCGCCTGGAGCATGAGTTTGTTCACGCCATCGCCGTAACCCACGTAACCGACACGCGCGCCGTTGGGAGCGTTGAACCCGACGATCCCCGGGTGCGCCGTATCCGCCGACTGTAAGTGAACGCCCCCGCTCCCCGCCGTGGACGCGTTGACCTGGACCGTCCCGACGGTGGTCATCCCACCCGTGGAAGACAGTGCCCCGGCCACGGACAAGGGCCCGGTCAACGCGCCCCCCGAGAGTTTCAAATAGGGCCCTCCGGCGGGCGCGACGCTGTCGGCGTAAGCCTTGGTCACCGCGCCCTTGGGGTCCGTGGGCGAGCCCGACAGGATCAGGGGCCCGGTCATGACGCCCCCGGACAGGGACAAATAAGGCCCGCCGGTCGAGGTGCCCGCGTCCAGGAGCAAACGCCGCCCGGTGCCGTCGATGGCGACGGGCACGCCCGCCCAAAGTCTGAGAGGCGCGCCCATCTCCAGGTAGAACTGACCCGGCAGCAGGACCCCGGGCGGGGCGTTGTTGGTGCCCGTCCGGGCTGCCTGGGTTCTCGCGGTCATGGTTTCGTGCCCTCCGTGGGGACTGGCTTAGACGCCGCTGCCGTTATCGAGTTGCTCGATGGACGGCTGCGCCGCCTGCCAGAACGTCAGCCAGTGCCCCGCCAGCGTGTTCAGCGCGTATTCATAGTTGGTGCCCTGCGCGCCGGGCGTCGCCGGGTCCGGCACGATGCCGAAGTTGTTCGGGGCGAAGGGCCCCATGCCCATGGACACCGCCTCATACTGGGTGCCCGCCACACCCGTGTAGGCCGACGACGCCGTCGCCAGGGCGTCTTTAAGACGTTCCATGGCCGTGTTGACCTGCAACAGCCTGGAAATGGTCTGGTTGGTCATACCGCCGAAGCTGGTGTTGTTTGGGATTACTATCGCGGCCATGTCAGTGTTTCCTTCTTTCAAGTTGCGTTATACGCGCGGCCAGTTCGGTGTTTCGCGCGACGAGTTGCTGGATCGCGCCGATCAGCATGGCATCCATGACGTTGCTGTCGAGGCCCCAGACGCGACCCAGATGGTCATCAAAATCGTCCCCGGCGTGGACGGCCTCGGGGATTACCTTCGCTACTTCCTGGGCGATCAGGCCCGCGCGCACCTTGCGGGGGCTGATCGCGTTGGTCCTCGGCGTGGCGCGGGCTTCCCGTAGCTTCCACGGATCGTCGATCATCAACCAGTCGAACTCGACCAGTGACAGCTTCGACACCGCATCCAGGCAGTCGAAGTCCGACGCCCCGATATTGTGTTTGAGCCGCGCGTCGGAGGCGTTGGCTATCGCGTAAGCCGCGCCGCCGCTGTCGACACTGACCGTGACGAGGTTGGCGGTTATGTTACTCCAACCGAGGACGAACGTGCTGCCCGAGTTGTAAGCCCCGGAGGCGAACTGGATACCGGTGCAGTTGGTGTTACAGACGAGGCGCGACCCGTTCACGGTAACGGTGCCGTTATGGAACGCGGCGTTGAGGCCCCCGTCCATGGTGAAGACCGTGTTGCCCGACGCCATCCAGGACAAGGTGCCGTTGCTGATGTTCCAGTCCCAGTACCAGTTGGGAGCCATCTCAAGGACGACGCCAGTGCCGCCCGCGTATAGCCCGCTCTGACCGTTTCTACAGTGCATACCACCGCTGTTGAGGTAACCGATGACCGTGCCGCCCTCGACAAAGTTCCAGTTTCCGGCACTGTCGCGCTGCATGTAGTAGGCGTCGTTGTTGGCGACGCGGAACACGCCCGAGACGCACATGATCTCGTTGACGGTAGCGCGGCCGTCGATGTTGGCGCTGCCAGTCGAGTGGAGGTATCCGCTGGTGATGGCGGCGGTGCCCCATAGCTGGCTTGAGCGGTCGATATACATCCGCCCAAACTGTGGCGTGCCGCCGCCGTCGCTGTCGCCGAAGTAGAGGTTGCCGTCCGCGCCCTGCCACATGCCGCCCGCGTAGCCCGCCGAGTTATAGACGGTGACGGCGGGGTTGGAGGAGCCGAAGCTGACCAGACGCCCACTGTTGACGGCGAGGGTCTGAGCGATGGTGACGTTGCCGGTCGCGCGGATGATGGTGAGTGGTGAGCCGAGGTAATCCCCCGCGTCATCGAAGCGCGAGATGATGAAGTTCGATCCGGCGTTGGCCCCTGACTCGGCCCCGGCGTCCGGCATCTGGATTTGCCAGCGCGACAAGCCGTTGGTCAGACCGGAGATGTAGCGATAGGTGCCGTTAATGCCGTCCAGGTTGATGGTCGAGTTGCCGCCGGGCGGGTTAATCACGAAGATTTGCCGCGTCCGGATGCTCATGTTGACGTTGAGCCCGCCGTCGTAGCTGAGTTGCATCTGGGTCGTCATCGGCGCGATGGCACCCGCCGCGCCCGATGGAGCGGCCTGCCACATGAAGCTGGCACCGTTGGCCCCCTGGACGTTCCAGGCATGGCCCGCTTCCCGGTAGCGCCAGTCGGGCCCCTCGTAGTAGGCGTTGCCCGCCCAGTTGTTGAGGGTCGCGCCCCATCCGAACAGCCAGCCGCCTTGCGCGTTGTTGCCCAGGGCCTGGGTCTGCGGGGCGAGGTAACCGATGGCGAGGTTGCCCCGCCCGTCGAAGGTCAGCCGCCCTATGCCCGTCACGGCGGCCCCGGCGGTGGAGGTGTTCCACGTCGCGAGCTGCCACGTGTCCGTGGCCCCGTTAATCATCATCCAGCCCGCGCCGTTGGCGACCGCCCTCCAGGTCCCGCCGCCCACGTTGTCGACGAAGACGTTGGCCCCGATACCGCCGTTGGCCCAGGGCAGCACGAGCATCTCGGTCTGGATCGTCCTGGCTTTCGCGCTCGCCGTGACCGCCACGCCCATGCCCAGGGGACCGGTCAGCACGCCGCCCGTGAGGGGGAGATAAACCCCCGCGCCGCCAGCGGCGGCTTTGGCGTCCACATACTGCTTGGTCGCGATACCCAGCGGATCGACGGGATCGCCCGCTATGACCCCGAGGCCCGTGGCGCGGGAGAACCAGAACGCCGTCGGCCCGCCGACACCCGCGTCGGTATAGGCGGCGAGGAAGAAGTCCGAGCCCGCGTTGCCACCGCTCTCGGGCGAGGCGTTCACGCCGTAGAGCCAGCGCGTCACGCTGTTTGTCTTGTAATACGTGATGCGGTTGGTCGCCGGTCCCGCGTTCATGTAGATGGCGGAATATCCGGCGTTATCAAAACCAAACACCGCGTCGTAACTGACCGTCAGTGAACCGGGGAACACGTTGAGGTTGCCCTGGATCGTCAGCGCGCCGGTCATGGTGTCCCCGGCCTTGGAGACCTTGGCGTCCACTTGTCCCGTGGTGGCGAGTGTGCCGACGTTTGTCCCGTCCACGAACGAGACCATCGCCGAACCGCTCCAGGCGAAGCCTATGACGTTTCCGCCGCCCGCGACGCCGTTGTAGCGGACGCCGATGCCGGACAGCGTGAGGCCGGTATTGTCGAGGGTGGCGTGCGTGTCCCACACGCCAGCGGCTTTGATCTGCCGGAACGAGAAGCTGGTGTTGGTCCCGGTGTAGCCGTTGGCGAAGGTCATCTCGCCCTGCGAGCCCGACCCGTTCCACATGATGTATCCGGCGTTACCGGGAGGCGGCACGACCCCGCCGACGTTAGCGGTGGTCTTAATCAGGTTTTTGAAGTCCGCCACGCTGTAGACGTTCAACGGGCCACCGCCGATGTCGACGCTGGTGGTGGCGGTCACCGTGACGGTGTGCGCGGCCCCGTCGATACGGATGCCAAGCGTCGAGTTGCTCCACGGCGCGAGAGTGAGAACGCCCGTGTCCGGCACCCCCGCGTAGGCGAGGAAGTGCACGTCCCCCGTCTGAACAAGACCGTTGTAGGCCCCGCCAGCCTGATTAGGGATGACCGCGAGTGAGATCGGACTGGCCTGGACCCATATCATGGGCGAGAAGTAGGTCGTGCCGGTGACCGAACCGCCCGTGAGCGGCAGGTAGCCGCTTACTCCCGTATTAACTTTCGCATCCACGTATTGCTTGGTGGCGGCTTCCAGCGGATTTACAGGGTCTTTGGCCAGCGTGAACGTGTGGTTGTTGCCCATGTAGGTCGGCGCGACCAGCGCGATCTGCGAGCCGCCCAACCAGAGCGGCTGGTAGGTCGTTACTCCGGTGCCATCGACCCCCTCGATCAGGAAGAAGCCGTTGTTGGAGTTCATCCGAACGCCGTTGGTGGTGCCCCGGAGCATCAACTGGGACACGCCATCCGGGAACGCGATGTCCAGCTTTTGCTCCAGCACGCCGTTGACGGTGGCGAGCATCCGATACCACGGCGACCACTGACTGGCGTCGGCGGGATAGGTATCGTCGATGGCCCGATACCAGAGCGCGGGACCGTTATGGAAGCTGCGCCCGCCCATCATAAGCTGGGTCATCCAGCCCGCGTTGCTGTTGTAGCTTTGCAGGATGGATGCGGTCTGATCGCCGTTGCCCGATGGCCAGTTCAGCCCGCCGGTCTGGTTGGTGACCTGATAGAGCCCGATAAACGAGTCGGAGGGCACGTTCATGTCGAACGCGCCGCCGCCGATCTCGCGGATGTCAGCGGACCTCCACCACGCGGCGGACCGACGGCCATACATGAGCCCGTTGTTCGGCGCGTCGGAAAGCCCGGCACCCACCTTGGCATCCACATACTGCCTGGTCGTGGCGTGCATCGGGTTGGATGGGTCTCGCGCCAGCGTTACATCGCTACCAGAGAGCGCGATGCCGCCGTAAGACGTTTGCGGCGCATACCACTCGAACGACGAGCCATCGTTCCGCACATACATGGCGGCGACGACGCGATCCCCGCCCGCCGCGCCGGATATCGTCCAAACCATGTGGTTGTCGGCCTGGACGAACGCGCGGAACCCGTTGGACCCGTTGGCGTCGATCAGGTTCAGGCCGTATGGGTTGGCGATGTAAAACTGACCGTTGACCCGAAGCGCCGTGCTGAACGTCGCCTGGGTCGGTTCCAGCGTCAGCCGTGGGACCGGCGGCGTGGCGCTGTCGCCCCAGGGCGGCATGGCGTAGAACCCAAGCGTGCCCGCGCCGTTGATGATCGCCATGGGGTTGGCGTCGGAACTGTCGAAGATGCCGATGCCGTTGTTCTGCACGCCTCGGATGAGCAGTTGGGCGGCGAAGTTGAAGCTGCCCCACGGTGGGGAGTAGGCGTTGATTTGCAGCCCACCGGACAACGTGCCGCCCGAAAGTGGCAGATACGCGCCCACGGCGGTGGAAACCTTGCCGTCCACATACTGCCTGGTCGTGGCGTGCATGGGTTGAGATGGATCGCGCGAGAGCCACACGTCGTTGTTTAGCATATGCAGGCCGGTCGAGTTGATCCGCGCCGTCTCGGTCGTTCCGGCGATGAAGACGTTGCTTCCCGGCGCATCGGTGACATGCGCCAGCATCCCGGTGTTGGTCACCGAGAAGCCGTAGTTGGCACTGTGAAACCTTATATGCCTGCTTAGGTCCCACGGTGCGCCAACCGTGCCGTCGCTGAAATACTGCCCGCCAAGAAACGTCGTGGGCCTATCGAAGGTAATTTGAGCCAACTGAAAACGCGCGACGCGGGTCTGGTTCAGGTCCGAACTGGCATCGTTCGATCCGCCGTTGTTCAGCCAGATGTCGAGGTTCTCGTAACTCCATGCGTTGCTCGCGAACCCGGCGCGGATCGAGGCGGCGTAGCGTGGCCCACCGTCGTTTGTCGCCGCATCGAAAGTGCCGCTGAACCGGATGATGCTCTTGCTTAGGTCGCCCCCTGGCTGGGGTCGCAGCCAGAGTTGCGCCGCCGTATCGGTGGGCGTCCAGTTGATCTGCAACGGGCCGGTCATGGTATCACCGGTCACGTTGACCCAGCGCGCGTCTCCCTGCGCCGCCGTGACCTGATTATTATACAGATACTGAAGGGCTTCCTGGACATCGTCCGTCCCGGCGATGGGCGGGACGACCGCGACCTGGGACGCGGCGAAGTAAACGAGGCCCAGCTTGAGGTGTATCCAAACGGCCCCGTCACAGACCAGCCAGTCATGCAGGACGTAGTTATCAGGCGGGATATTACCCGCCGGGGGTGCACCGTTTTCAACACAGATGACGTAAAAACCCTTGATCGCCGGGGTGGGCGCGGGCAGGGGGCCCGGGTTGGGCGTGATGCCCGACGCCAGGGTGAACTGGGTGGTGTCGGTGGTAACGTGACACTGGCCGACGAACACCAGGGTCTCGGCCAGGGCCTGGATTTCCTGTTGCAGGACCGCGTCTTTGGCGTCCACGTAGGCTTTGTGCGTGGCCTGGGTTGGGTCCGTCGGATCGGGCAGGGGCAAATACAACGGCCCCAGCATCGTATCGCCAGCGATCTTCACCGCCAAAGGCGCGAAAAGCAGGTTATCCGTGCCCAGGTGGACGTAGTTGTTGGCGTCGGCGCTGACCGCCGTCGGTCCGGCGGGGCCGGTCGAACCGGTCGGGCCCTGGGCCCCGGTTGACCCCGTGGGCCCCGTTGGGCCCGGTGCCCCCGTGGCTCCCGTGGCTCCCGGGTCACCCTTAACGCCCTGAATACCCTGGGGTCCGGTCGCCCCGTCGACGCCCGCCGGGCCCGTCGGGCCCGTCGCTCCGGTCGCGCCGTCCGCTCCCGGGACACCCTGGATACCCTGGGGTCCGGTCGCGCCGTCGGCCCCGGCCACGCCCGGGACACCCTGAACACCTTGCGGCCCTTGTGGACCGACGGCCCCATCGGCTCCCGCCGGGCCGGTCGCGCCGTCGGCTCCGGCCACGCCCGGAACACCCTGAATACCCTGGGGCCCCGCCGGTCCTGGGACGGTAGAGTCCGCGCCGTCAGCGCCGTCGGCACCCGCCGGGCCCATCGGACCGACGGGGCCAGGGTTGTTGGCGATCTGGATGTCCAGATACTGGAGCGTGACCGCGTGCATGGGCAGCGTCGGGTCACGCGCCAGGGTCAGGTCATACGGCCCTTCCAGGGTCAGGGGGCCCGAAAGCGTGCCCCCCGTGATGGGCAAAACCGGCGACCACGCGCCGTTTTTCCGGCCATACGAGGCGTCGTTGATGGGCGCGTCGAGGAAGGTATCCGACGCCGTGTCCCAGATCATCTTCTTGCCGGACGGGTCCACCCAGGTGGGCACGCCCACCCAGATTTTGCCCGGCAGTTCGCTCTCGTCCCAGTAAAACTGCTGGGGAAGCAGCGCGTGGTCCGGGGGGATCGAGTCAGGCAACGTCGGATGGATCGCTCAAGGGGTCGTCCGCCAGGGAGTTCAGCCCGCCAAAGGCGGGTAAACCCAGGACCCCGAAGGCTTTCGCCGCCGGTTCCGGCGGCACGACGAAGGTCACGGTGGACCCCACCACACCATAATCCCGGCCCGCCGCCTGCCACACTCCGTTGATCGAAATCAGCAGGTTTTCCGGGGTTCCGGGGGCCACCACCGTGCCGGTCATGTCCCGCAGCGGGAAGTTCACTTCGACGCCGTCGAACACCCAGCCCGAAGTATCGACGCCGGTCAGTCCGGGCTGCGGAGCCGCCGTCGCGTTGGGCACCGGGACGATGGCGATGCCGAAGCACTTCACGTCGTCGGTGGGCGCGGGGTTGAAGGTCACGAAGCTGCTCGCGACGGTGTAATCCACGCCCGCCTGCTGCCAGACGCCGTCCACGGACAGCATGAGGTCCGTCGCACTGGCCAGGATCAGCGTGTTCATATCCGGGTCCTTGAGGGCGAACGTGTCCTGGGTCCCGTTGAACACCCACGCCGTGGTGTCCACCCGGGCGGTGCGCCACTCAAGCTGGGTGATGGGCACGCTTTCCACCCAGATTTGCACGATATCGCCCGCCTGACCCGGGGTCAGCATGGTCACCGTGTCCATGGTCAGGGTGTAATCATCATCGGGCGTCCGGAGGACGCCGTTCTCGAAAACCGACACCGTCTGGTCGAAGTTCGGGTCGAACTTCAGGACCATCCCGGCCCGGTCGGGCCCGGCGAAGACGGTCTGGCCCGCCGTCGCCACATAGATGAACTTGTGGATTTCCGCCGGGGAAAAGGCCGAAATCGGCTGCCAGGATGTCCCGTTCCAGACATACATCGCGCCGAGCGTGAGGTCGAAATACATCGCGCCGGCGGCGATGGGGTTGCCCTGGTTGTCCGTCGTGGGCGGGATCGGGAAAGCGCCGAGGTAAAACCGTTGCATGGCGACGATCAACTTGATCCCGTCTTCCGCCGTCTTGTGGGACCACCACCGGCTTGACCAGTGGTCCCCGGTCACGGCCATGACGGCCAGTATGTTGGGCGGGATGGTATCGGGCATATGCTCCGCCCACGCCATGCCGACATCCGCGTAAGCCTGAGCGACGGCCTCAGAGCCGTCAGCGTGGTTGGCGGCGTTTTCCGCCCGGTCGGCGTCGGCGTCCGCCGATCTGGCGTTGTCCCCGGTCGCCGCCGCGAAGGCACGGGCCTCGTTGGCGCTCGAGGCCGAGGCCGACGCCGACTGGAGGGCGCTCGTGGCGCTATAACCCGCCATGTTGGCCGAGTTTCCCGCCGCCGTGGCCGAGTTGAAGGCGCTCGCCGCGTGGACCTGGGCCTCGTCCACCAAGGGCTGCACTTCAGCTATGATATCAGTGGCGATATCGTCGAAGAGCCCGGATACCATCTGGGCCTTTCCGACGGACCCACTCCGCAGAGTGCCGTCCGTGTTGAGGCTGGTCGCCGCCCAGTCCAACGTGTCCCCGATGGCCGTGTTGGCACGGTCGAACTCGGCATCCAAACGGTCCCCGGGCGGCGGTGCCGTGGGGTTGTTGACCTGCCAGTTCGTGAAAGAATACTGCCGGACCGGCTCTACGGGCTGGGGGGCGACGAGTTCACCCGCTGAACCTGATGGCATGGGCTTTGAGCCTCTCGGCGAAGGGTCCGAACGCTCTTAGGCGCTTTGTCACCCCCTTACCAGCACTTACAAAGGGCTAAAACCGTCTCAAAAACCGTTTTTGGCGGGCAAAGCCCGGTTCTCGCATCCAGGGCGCGCCCGGCACGCCCTGTTTCAGTCCGGGCAAAGTTTTTCCGAGGCCCCGAAACGTGCGGAAAGGGTAACGAAAACTTAAAATACCCAAATTTGGTGTCCCTACCGGTGACATGAAACCTCGCCCGCCGGGCGGACCCCCGGGGGGGCGGACGCGCGGATGCGTCATCCGCACCCAAGGCGCGGAAACCCTGGGCTTTTCGCCCCCCTGGGCAGCCTGTCCCCTTATCCGTCCCCTTTACCCTCCCCCGGGGCGGCGACTCGGGCCCGAAGCCGTTCAAGCTCCCGGACGAGGTCGGCACGGTCGAGGTCGGCCACGTCCGCCGTCGCGCCCCGGGAAGGCGCGACAGCGTGCTTGCCGATTAAACCGCTGATTTCCGCCAAAGTTCGGGCCGCCGCCGCCCTCGCATGGGGCGTCGTGAGGTCGCTCTTCACCATGTCCATGAGGACAGCGACCGTTTCATCCGGGCCGATGCCAAAACGGTTTGTGCGCCGACTCCCGCCCAAATCCTCCCCTCGGGCATCCTGCCCAAACCCTGGGTCGGGGCGCGCCCTGGCCCTGGGTTTGGGCACCTTGACCGGGGCGGGCATCAAACCGAGCAGCACCTTGGCCTTGTCCCGCTGGCGCACCTGCGACTCCCGGGACTGGGCCCGGGCCTTGGGCGTCATGCTCACGCGATATGCGCCCAAGGCTTGGGCCGGTCGGGATACCGCAACACCGACTCGAGGCGCGGCAGGTCAAGGGCCTTGCGTGCCTCACGTTGGGCCCGGGCCCACATCAGGGGTTGGTCATCCCGCCAGTCCCACGCCTGCAAAAGGCCAAGCTTGGCGAGGGCCCTGGGTTGCGGGCCCACCGGTAGCAGGCTGACCCATGGGGCCGAGTTCATCAGGTCGGGAGGCAGGAGCCCCTTGCGGTGCATCGCCTGCAACCGGCGCGACGCCAGACGCCCGGGCGTTGCTGGCAACGCGGGCCGGTTGCCGTTGCCTGGGTGATGATACTGGCAGGTCATATGCCCCCGGGCGGCGGGCCGGTCGCATCGGGCGCATTTCATCTGGTAGCCGTTGCCGAAGCGGGTGGGGCGCGTCCGTTCGATTAGCGCCGTATGGTCTCGACCAGTCACGCGGGCCCCTCCTGTTTTGTGCCTGGTCCGATGATAGCGCCCTGGGCGGTTTGGCCACAGTCCAACGTAAAAGACGCCTGACACAACGGTTTGTGGTGGCGTGGTGGGTTGACAAGGCATAGAAGACGCGCGGGCGCACCCACGCCCCCCAGGGCGGGAAACCACCCAGGGCAACCCAACGTAAAGGCTAAAAACCATGTCTTTTTCTGCACTTAACGCCCTGGATCGCGCCGCCATGCGGGCCCGGTTGCGGGAACTTTTGGCCCTCCCACCGGTCAACCAAACCGATCTTGACCGCATGAGGGCGGCGCGTTCGGTGATGGCGGGCCGGAATATTTCCGACATCCCGAAGCCTGACATGATTAGCGCCATACTTATCCTGTCGGGCGATCATGCCGAGTATGCCGCCGTGACCCAGGCGGCGGCGCGGGCGTCGGGCGTCGCGCCTGTCGCGCCTGTCGCGCCTGTCGCGCCCCTGGTCGAGCAAGACGCTCCACGTGGAGCGGTCGAGCCGGTCGAGCCGGAGCCCCTTCCGGGCCCGCTGGCTTCCGATGAGGATGCCGCCGTTGAGCGTGAGGTGGCCGAAGTCCGGTCCGCCGTGATGAGCGGGGGGTTTGTCGCGTTGGATGACAAGATCCGGGGGCTCGTGTTGGCGGCGCGGAAACCGGCTGAGATCAGGATCATCAAGGTTCCCGCCCCCGCCGCGCCTGTCGTGTTGGACGGCGAGGGCGGCGCGGTCGTTCCCCAGGCTTCCTTGACGGGCAACGTCGTGACCTGGGGCAAGACGTTCGGCGTTCGGGGCCCGCTGGCGTCGCGTGTGTGTGAGGTTTGGGACGGGGCGCATCCTGACACGCCCCCCGTTCATCCTGGGTATGTCTGGCCGCGCCGCACCGACGTTGCCCTGTCCCAGTTGACCAGGGGGCGCAACGTCTATCTCTGGGGGCCCGCTGGCTCGGGCAAAACCGAGTTTTGCCAGCAGGTGGCGGCGCGCCTGGGGCGTCCGTTCATCCTGATAAGCTGCGACGCGTCCACCGACGCGGCGACGCTGGTAGGCATGACGGTCCCCTCTCGGGCCGGGGGCGTGACGTTTCAACCGGGCCAGTTGGTTCGGGCCATACAGACACCGGGCGCGGTCGTATGTATCGACGAGCCGAGCGTAGCGCGCCCGGGGGCGTTGTTCGTCCTGCAAAACGTCCTGACCTTGAACCGGGCGTTGTATATCCAAGAGACCGGGCAACGCGTGGCTGTCGCGCCGGGCGTTAGTTTCGTCGCCACTGATAACACCAACGGCACGGGGGGCGGCTCGAGGCGCGGTTACCATGGGACGGCGGCTTTGAACGCGGCCACGCTGGATCGGTTCGGAGCGCGTATCCGCATGGACTGGCAGCCCCCGGCGGTTGAGGCGAAAATCCTCATGTCCGCCGTTCCCGGTTGCACGGTGGCTTTGGCCAAACTTTTGGTCGAGGCAGCCAACACAACCAGGGCGGCGGCGGAAACCCAGACCTTGAGCGCTGGCCTGGGTTTGCGTCGGTTGTTCGGTTGGGCCGAGTTGCTTGTGGACGGGATAGACACCGAGACCGCGTTTTTATGCGCGGTTCAGGACTGCGTCCCGGAGGGCGAGCGGGAAACCCTGCGCCAGCAGTGCAAGCTTGCTGTCGACGCGGCGACCGTCCGCGCCGCCCTGGGCGGGCCCGCTGATCCCGCGCCCGATGCCGATGCCGATGCCGCCGCGCCCCTCACGGGGCCCGCCGCTGATTTCACCCCTGTCTGAGAGGACCCAAACCCATGTCCGCTGTCATGTATATCGAAGTCACCACTGCCGCCGCTGAAACGGTGGCGAAAATCCTGGCGCGCCGCCGTGACCGGTTCGGCATCAAGTATGAGGTCAAGATCGGGACACGCGGGGGCCTGTCCGCTTCCGTCCGCCGCACCGGTCCGGGGGCCGCCGTTATTGAGTTGCCCTCACTGCCATCGTCCGCGTGGCTCACGCGGGCCGAAGCGGACCGGATCGTGGGCTATGTGGCTCATGAGTGCGGCCACCTGATCCACACCGACATGAACGCCTGGGTAAACGTCGTGAAAACAGGCTCGGAGCGTTTGGCGCGTTGGGTGAACTGTCTGGAAGACGTTCGCATGGAACAGGCTGAGATAAAGGCGGGGGTTTTCCCCGCCGTTCGGGGCCTTTTCGAGCGCGTTACGGACTACATGCACCACCGGGACATGCGCACCGCACCGCGTGAGATCGGCTCGACCGTGGCGGATTTACCCTATGTCACGGTTGTTCTGGGACGCATCGCCAACGGCTACGTGATCCCATCGGCGCATGGGCTACGCGCCGCCGTGCCAGCGGTGGCGTTGCCCATCTTGGAGCGGGCCCTGTCGGGCGTTCGGGCGTGCGACCACACGCAAGCTTGTGTGGTCCTGGCTCATGAGTTGATGGCCATGGAAGCCGCACTTCCCCAGGCTTCCCAGGCACCTGCCGCGCCGCCGAAGCAGCCCCAGGACGACCAGGACGACCAGGACGGCGACGACCAGGACGCGCCTGGGGGCGGCGACGGCGACCAGGACGGCGACGACCAGGACGGCGACGACCAGGGCGGCGACCAGGGCGCGCCTGGGGGCGGCGACGCCACCGACGGCGACACCGACGGCTCGAGCGCCGGGGGCGGCGACGGCGACGCCACCGACGGCGACGGCTCGAGCGGCGACGGCGACGGCGACCAGGGCGCGCCTGGGGGCGAAGGCGGCGGCGACGACAAAGGCGCGGGGGGCACCGGACACGGCGACGGCTCGGGCGGCACGGTCGACGATCCTGGCCACCAGTCGGGGGCGTTGGATGATATCGGCGAGCGGGCCCGGGAAGAGGTCGATCGGATGGTGCGGGACAACGATACGCTGAGAGGTCTGGCCGGTTACAAAAACGAAGTCATACGGCGCGGGCCCTCCAACGGCGCGGCGTATGGTTCAGACCAGACAGCGCGGTCTCTGGATGCACGGTTGCCGAAGCGGGCCGTTCTGTCGGGGCAGATTTCACGGTTGCTGGTCGCGCCGGAGCGTTCATGGACCACGCACCGGGAAACGTCGGGCCGGTTGGATCGTCGCGCCCTGGCACGGGTTGGGACGGGGGCGTTGGATGTTTTCTCCCGCCGTGAGGAACAGGCGGGCGTGGATACGGCGCTGATGGTGTTGGTCGATGGCTCCGGGTCCATGAAGGTATCGGGCCGGATGGAAACCGCCATGGTCACGGCGTGGCATATCGCGTCCGCCGCTGACACGGCGGGGGCCCGCGTGGCGGTTTATGTGTTTTACACCGGAGAGGTCAGCGCGAAACTCTGGCCAGTGGTCGAGTTTGGCGAGAGCGTGCGGGCCCGCGCGGGGGCGTTCCCGCATGTCACGCCCCAGGCGTTCACCCCTCTGTCCCCGGCTATCCTGGGGGCGGCGGAGTTACTCATGGGTGAGGCTTTGGCGACGCGTCGCATCCTCATGGTGTTGACGGATGGTGACTGTGATCTGGGCAACGCCCGCGTAACCGAGGCTTGCGACATCGCCGGGGCGTGGGGCGTTGAGGTCGTGGGCATCGGGATCGACGCCAGCGCGGTGGCGAAGGCGTTCCCCCCAGGCCGGTCGGTTAACGTCAAGAACTTGTCCCAACTGGGCGCGACGGGCCTGGGGGTTTTGTGTGACCTGCTGGAAGGAGAGGGTATGGACTGATCCGGCTACCGGCTACGCCCCCAGGCATGGGCCTGGGGGCCCTCATGAAAAGGGCTGCACCGATGACACCGACATACACCGACGCCACCACCGACACCGCCGCGCCGTGGGAGACAACGCCCCTGGCCATGGCGGCGCGACGCCAGCACTACGGGCCGCGCGATACGCCCTACACTGTCACGCTGCACGGGCCCGCGTGGGGCCCGGGGGCGGCTCCGAGTGTCACGCTGCCGACGATCAAGGCCGCGCATAGTTGGGCTGTCCTGACCGGCGCGCTGGCTGAGCGTTGCGAGGTAGTGGCCGCTAATGGTTGGGTCGTGGCGGTCTTCGTGCGCGACGCCGCCAGCGTGGGAGGTTGGGGCGTGGAGCGGCGACGCTAGACACGCCGCACCGCCGCGCCTTCCGACGCCCCCAGGGCTACGCCCTGGGGGCGTTTCCATGTCTGGGCCCTGGCGTGCTGGTCGAGGCTGGTCGAGGCTGGTCGAGGCGGGCCCGCATCGCCGTCCCCAGGGGGCTCGGGGCGGGCCCGGGCACGGCGCGCCCTGGGCGAGGACCCGGAAACGGCGGTTTTCCGC